GGAAACGGTGACGGGGGCATCCTGGTCCCGGTAATCTACGCTAAACGGACATCCCCCCCATTCCGGACAGACATAGAGGTCAAACCGGACATTGGGTACATACTAACCGGACATGGTAGTCATAACGGACATATGTACTCACCATTCACGGCTTACGCCCTCTACATCCCATGTGTCCGATTCGATCATTGACCGACCGACTCGACCATGCGTACGCACGGTCGCACCATCACGGGCGTTGCACCTCAGGTGCTCAGGCCTCAGCTCTGCGTCTGTGTAGCGCTTGCCATCAGTACGCCAAGCAACAGGCAACTCAGGTGGGTGACCACAGGTGATGCGCATCGGATGGTGTGGCACGTCCCACGTATCAGGGGAGAACTGTCCACCGCATCTACCGCATGGTTCGCCCTGCTTGCCACGCATACGCACACGCTCTGCCTGTGCCCTGTTCACGCTGCCATTGCGGTAGCGGTTGTACTGCTGGCCTCTACCTGCCATGGCCCTACCCCCGTACCCCGTACCCCTGGCCCCGTATGCCCCTACGCCCACCCCGTAGGTCCTCCCAGGTGGTGGCCCCGGTGCCTGCGTACCAGGCCCCATTCACCTCCGTAGATTCCCCGCCTTGGGGGATGTCCATATCCGAAGGGGTGGGGTCCTTCCGCATGCCCCCCTCATAACGGGCCTTATGCCAAGCAAGATTGGCACGCAACTCGTAAGCGTCCCGATCGGCAAGAACGCGCTGATCGAAGGTGTAGTACTCCCGTCCGTCGACGGTGATGGTCGGCTCACGCTTGCCCGTGTCGATTCCCGGCGGGATGTAGCCACCGCTGCTCACCTGCTCGCGCCGGCCGCAGTCATACCTGACGTGGTGGTCAGCGGCCCAGAACGCGTTGTGCCACTCGGTCAGGCTTTCTTTCCAGATCGAGCCGTCTGCGCACTCGTGACGAGCAATCCAGTTCCGCTCCATCCACGGGTGCATCGGTGCCGCGAAGTACCGCTTGGTTACCAGCGCCTTGCTCATCGCCCTAGCCCTTCCGTGATCACTACGTCCAGATACTCGCTGGCCTTGTCCTCGGTCATCGTCTTGGACAACTCGACGTCGGTCATCCCATCGGTCAGGCGGCATTCGCTGGTTTCGTGCCCGAACGGCCCACCACGCAGGTCGCCACAGTTCGAGCAGTGCGGGTTGCGCCTGCCGTAGCTCGTCATCGCCCGTCCAGCCTTTCGGTCCATGACGCTTCGGTTGCGTGCCTGACCCACATCGTGTGCAGGGATCGGATCTCGGTGCGGGTGACGCCGTTCCACAGGAACCACATATCGAGCATCGTCTGGGCTGCCTCAGCGGTCCCGCTGTAGCTCGCCGCGGTGTAGCCACAGGCCACCTGAACCCAGGCGTTGCGCCGTACGGGGTCGCCGGCCACGTCCCGGTTGCTGCACCGCTCGATCATCCATGCGTACCGCGCGTGCTCCGGGGCGATTTCCATACCCGGGGGATTGGTCGAATGGATGGCCGCCACGAACGCGTCCACCGAGTGGTCGGTGATGCCCTCGTGCCCCTGCCACTCCGGGATCACCGGGATGCCGTCGGTGGTGTCGCCCTTCCACCGCAACCCGCCGCGTCTCTCGGGGTTGTCCTCGTGATGCTTGCCCATGGCTACCTTTCCGAAAGATTGAGGGGTGGACAGGTGGACAGATGTCCACCCCTCACTAGAGTTGCCTCGGGTGCAGGAAAGTCATTTTTTGTTGTTGTACTGGGGTTTTCTACAGAGCGTCGTTGAGATATTTTCCGGGAGGGGTGGACAAACGTCCACCTGTCCACCCCTCATACCAACCGATATCGGATTCGTTCCCTGCCGTGGTATTCATCCTTTTCTTGGAGCACCTCACCCGCACGAATCAGGGCCGTGATCGCGGGCTCCCAGTGGTCCCGCTCGGTCGACCGCAACGAGCCCCGCAGATGGCCGTGCACCATCGGCCCAGAGGCCAACTTGCCCCGGATCCGGCTGCTCAGTTTCTTCACGGCCACCTCGTCCACGTGCTCGGTGACGATCACGGTGCGCTCGGCCTCTTGCAGGGCCTTGCCCACGTTCTCCTTCTGCGACTCCGCACGGAGCGCCTGGGCGCACATGGCACGTGTGCGGTCGCTCACCGTCATGATTACGCCCGAAAGTGCCCAGTCGTCATCGGTGACCTCTGTTCGGCCGTCAAGGATCGCCAATCCGGCGGCCACCTTCTCCCTGGTCAGCATCGAATGGCTGTCCACGGGCGGGGCCTCACCCCGGGCGCCCATCCGGCGACCGGCCTTGATCGACTCCTTGACGTAGGCCGGTAGGGGCACCGTGATCGGGCTGAACGGGCCTGTGAACGATTTGAACTCCGGCTTGGTCCACCGCCATGCGGGAGGCTCGTCCGGCTCGCTCTCGGGCGTCTCAGGGTCGACGGTGGGCATGTAGATGAACCGTTGCGGTGTGCCACCGGCCCGATCGTTGAGCAGGACGCCGGATCGGGTGGGCTGCATGCCGGCCACCAGGCAGAGCCGGTACTTGTGGGCTCCGACGATGCGCGTCGTCTCGTTGTTGGCGTTGCTGAATCCGAGCGTCTGGCCCATGGCGCCCTGACGGAGCATCGGCAGGATCGTGCTGCCCTGCCGGCCACTGATGGCCCCGAGTGTGTCCACCTCGCCGATGAACACCAGGGCGGAGGTCTCGTACTGGCACATTTCCTTGGCCTTGGCGTCCCAGCGCACGAACAGTGCCGACAGACCCTCGCCCGTGCCTAGCGGTTTGTCGTCGCGATCCTCGCCGTAGTCGAGGGCATCGCCGGCCGCCGCATTCGCCGCATCCTTGCCCGATCCCGACGGTCCTGATAGCGCCACGAAGAGGTTGAGAGAAGCTCTGCCGCCTGTAAGCGGAGGGAGTTGGACCTGTGGCGACACCGTGACGAGCACTCGTGCCAGAACGCAACCGAGCAGCGCCCACGGCGCAACGATGCGGGCGCGAGCGAAGGTATGGACGTGTTCGAGGACGGGCCTTGATTTCCAGAACGTCTCTTCGGTGATGCCGTGATCTCTCTCCTCCTCACTGACCGACGAGTGCCATTCCGGCGACTCGAAATCATCGGACCCGAATTCGTCATCTGGCTCGTCAACGCAGACCTCGCCGTTTTCCCCGACTGCGCCCTGCCAGAGATCGGCATTCACGCGCCCTTCTTGCCGAATACCAGCCCGAGAATTCCACGCGCCGCCCACGGCTGAACCGTCGGCAATAGGGATTCGAGATCAGCGTCGGGCGGTATGCATATCCACCCCCGCTCGATCAGGTAGGCAGCCCGCCGATGCTGAGCGGCCAGTTGAGCCGCTCGCGTGGCCTTCTGCTGGCCCGTGAGTTCCGCAACGTTCGTTTCCATGACGCCTCCAAAGTCGCAGGTCAGTCACGATATCACGGATTCCGTAACTCCTGACCGAAGCAAAACGACCCCGGACGCCGCGAGGGCATCCGGGGTCGGTCGAACGAGGTCCTACAGGAAGTGCATCAGCGCGAACCCCGCACCGAAGAAAACGGGCAGTGCCAGGAATGCGAGCGCAATAACGATGCTGTGCCCGCACTTGGTGCCACTACCGATAGTGCCATTCCATCCGTCGTCGCCCATTACCAAGCCTCCACTGGTCCGCCGAAATACTCCGGTCCCGCATTGGTGAATTCATCCACCGCCCGCTGCATTTCCGTGCGTCCCGGTCGCACGGCCTGCCTTACCGCCCTTTCGGCAACGGGCTTCCAGTCGTCTTCCATCTCTCGTTCCAGCTCGGCGCGACCACGCTTGAGGCCTGATTGCAGCCCTGCGTTATAGGCCTCAAGTGTGATCGCCTTGAGCGCGTCCCGGATGGCCGCCGTGTCCGCCTGAGCGATCGCTCCCGCCCGACTGGAGTCCGGCAGGTGCGCGTACGCCTTCTGGATCAGCGCCACCGCGATCATCTCGGCCGCCTCATCGATCACCGATCCCGCCACGTACTGCCCATCGTCCGCACCGAGGCAGGCCCGCGCAGCCTAGGCCTGACCAGTGGTCGCGCCTCCAGCCTCGCCGGCTCGAACTCCGGCGGCCGGTCGAACAGGCAGTCCCCGTAGTGTCCGTAGATCCGGTGGCAGATCTGCCCGTTCTCGTGCTGCACGTGGGTCGATTCGCCGTCCTCGACCCCGTCCCGCCGATGCTGCATGCATTCCGGGAACTCGCTCACTCCGACGTCCTTTCCATGAGAACCCGCGGGTTGATCGAGTCCGACGTATCCGTGGTGACCTTGACCCCGGTCGGTGGGGCCAGCGCCCCGGCCACGCCCTTGAGTTGCGCCTCTGCCATCCGGGCGACCGCCGAGTCCGTGGTCTCGATCTCCAGCACGATCCGGTACCGGCGCCGGTACACGTTTGCCATCCCCATCTCAGCCAGCCTCCTGTCGAGCTCGAACGGCATCCCGCTCACGGCGCGCCTTGCGGTTGGCGGCATCCGCGCACTTCTGAGCGTGGTACTTCCGGCTCCGACGCTCGCCACCGCCGACCGTGAATTCCTCCGTGCAGTCGAGCCCCGCACAGACGCGGGTTTCGATCGATCCCTGATTGAGATGCTCACCGCCCGACCGCGCCCGCCGATGCCAGGCCCACACGGTCTTGGGGCCGCTCTTGTCACCCCACACTCGCCCGGCGTACAACCCTGCCTCGCACCTCTTGCCTGCGAACTTCTCCTCCGCCTGCTCGAAGCACTGGCGCTTCACCGGGCACGCATGGCAGATCACCAGGGCCTTGACGTGCTGCTCAAGGCTCGCGTCGATCGCCCACAGTCCCGGGTCGACCCCGGTCCCCCATCGGCACGCCTTCCGGTACTCCCACTCGCCTCTCATCGCTCGCCCTCCGTCCGCTCCAGCAGGCACCGGATAGCGGCTTCCGCCTGCTGCGGAACCACCCCGTTACCCAGCATCTTCAGTTGCTCGTTCGTGCTGATTCCGGGTACGTCCGTGACCCACCCGTCCGGCAGGCCGTTCATCCATTCGACAAACCGCGGCGCGGGCTTCGGCTGACCGTTCACTCCTGGAACGGTCCGGAACGGAGCGGATCGGCCTATGACCGATTCCCATCGGTCGATTGCCGGTCCGTAAATTCCCCATCCAGCGAGGTCAGCACCGTCCGTAGGTCCGGACCTCCCGTCCCGTGCCTTCCCGCTCCGTTCGTGTCTGACGTTCTCGGCGATGGCAGTAGTGCCAGTACTTGAGCCAGCGACGGCCTGTATCCCTCGCCGCTCCACGCCGCCCGCGTGGCTTGAGGCGTTGGCAGTAGGCCACGCGAGCACGAATACACGGAACCGTCCGTGGGCGGCTCCCACCCCGGACGCCGGTAGACCGATCCACTCCGCATCGAACCCGAGGTCGGCCAAGTCCCCAAGAACGGCGCCGAGTGCTCGCAGAACAACTCGCTTTGACTCGTCACCCAGACACCCCGTGCACCATCCCAGCTGATGAGCGGGATGGCTTGCCTCCGTGCTGAGTAGTCCGCGGACATTCTCGATCACCACCAGTTCCGGCCGTAGGGCCTTGATCCCTCGCGCGAACTCCGACCACAATCCCGAGCGCGTTCCTGGCTTCAGCCCGGGCCATCAGGCCGGCGGCCGATAGATCCGTGCACGGAAATCCGCCGCACATGATCTCCGGCCGCTCGACCGTGCTCCAGTCGACCTTGCTCACGTCCCCCAGGTTCGGAACGCCCGGCCACCGCGCTTCCAGCACCGTGCACGCCGCAGGCTCGATCTCGCTGTGCCATGCCGCCTTGGCCCCGAACACGGCCTCCACCGCCCGATCGAGACCGCCGTAGCCCGAGAAGAGCGACCCGTACCTCACGCCGGCTCGCTCGCACCGTTCGTGCGCGCGTCCTTCTCCCGCTCCAACCCGTCGATCACCACGTTCGCCGTAGCGGGCGTCAGTTCCTTGAATGACGTCACGGCGTGCTGCCCGCCCGCGGTCAGGATCCGGTTGACCCACTGCCCGCGGTCGATGTCGGACACCCCGAGTTCCTTGAGCAACGCGAATATCTGCCCCTGCTGCGGGCGCGTCATGGTCTCAGGCTCGCCCGGTAGCGGCATCCCGGCCACCGCATCCGGATCAGCCGGTGCCGTCTTGGCCGCGGGCTTCCGCCGCACGGTCGCTCCGACCGGCTTGCCCTCCGCATCCTCTTCCTTGTCCGGCGTCAGCCCGACCACCGCGCACAGCGCATACCGCCGTGCGTACGTGATCGCCGCCCCCAGTGCCTGAGGCTTGTTGTCCCCGAAGATCGGATACGTGCCCGTGCGCTGCTGCGGGCTCTCGGAGGTGTGCGAGATGTGCGTCAGTTCGTACCGCAGTACGGGCTTGCTGTCGTCAATGTCCGGCTGGCACGACCACATGAACCCGAACTTGGCCAGCACCGGGTACACCGCGTCGGTCACCGTCTTGAGGTTCGCGTAGTGCATGATCCCGCGATTACCGGCATCCGCCTCGCTCGTCTTCTTGACCTCGGGCAACTCCTGCTGCATGGCGAAGAACGCAGCGACGAACGAGGGGTACGCCGCAGCCTGATGTTGCGTGTTCTCGCTCATCAGAGGCTCGATCCGCAGGTCAGATTGATGACGTATTTCACCGAGTCGACCGCCTCGCCGTACACCTCATATGAGGTTTGAGCGATCTCCAGTTCGTTCTTCAGGGCGTCGCGCCGCTCGCGCGCGCTTTCGAACTGTTCCACCAGGTAGACCAGGCGATCGCTCGCCGCCTGTGGGATCTCCTGCATCGCATCAGCCATTCGGCACGCTCCGATTCATTCGCTCGAGCTGGGCAACCGCCCCCGGGGCAACTGCGTTGAGGATGAAGTCGATCGCCGCGAGAGCCTCGCTCGTCAGTTCGTACTCGTACTGCGCTCGGTCTAGTTCGGCCTGAGCCCTGTCGCGTCGGTCCCTGGCTTCCTCGAATTTCACCCTGAACCGTTCGCGCCGTCGTGCAACGCCATCGGGAAACGGATCCATCAGAACTCCATCCGGATCGGGGGCTCTAGCGGTTCGCCCACCGCGCCCTTGTTGGCCTCGATCTCTTCGGCCGCCTGCTTGAGATACAGGAAGCCCCGGTGCGCCTTCTCGCCCGCCTCAACGGGTTTCAGGTGATAGCCACCGTCCCAGACGTGCAGCACGCCGCACCGGTCGAACTGCGGCATCTCGTGCTCGATCGGGTCGCCCTCGTCGGGGTACTCGATCCACACGTCCGCATACCGGTACGGCGCGAGTTGGAACGCCACCTCGTCGTAGACACCCGACCCCGTCTTGACGTCGATCAGCCAGTTCTCGCGGACCCACGATTCATAGGTCGCCCCGCCGAGACCGGTGTTCACGAGCAAGCTCGCGCCCATATCGAGCGTCCCGCAGTAGCCGTGCACCTTGCTCCACACCACGGCCTCGGACATGAACACCGTGACGTCGAAGTCGTAGAGGAACTGGGTATACGCCTCGACGTAGCCCACGAGCTCGGCCGGCACCTGCACCGTCTCGCCGGCCGCCACTGCGGCGCCGAGTACGTGGACCTTGGTCCCCTTGATCTTGGCCGCCTCATTCCGCCGACGATGCGCGTACGCCACCGCCTTGTAGCGCTCCGACGGTTTCATGGCCACGAGCTCGTCCCAGTAGTCGAGGACATAGTCACCACCCTGTCGCCCGGCCCACGGCGTGAGCACGCGCTGCAACGGAATTGCCTTGTCCAGAATCCCGGTCACGCCCGGTACCCGCTGGCCCGACTCGTTCTCGTACCAGTGGTAGCGCCCCTTGTCGACGCGCCGAATCGTCACCGGAATGCCCCTCCGCCAGCGTCCGGCGAGATTTGGCCGACGTCGACTCCGAGCGCTTCCAGTGCACTCCGCACCCTGGCCTTGTTGGATTCAACCTCAGTTCGCGAAATGGCGAATTCGCTGCTTACGTCATCCTGCAATCCGAGGATGTACTCAATCGCCTCGTCCCTGGTCATCGCATCCACCTCAGCCGCATGGTCATCGCTTGTTCGGATCGTTCGCGGCCTGCCGTTGCAGCAACGCGCTGTGCCGCCGCGCCGCCTCCGCCTGCTTGGCCAGGTGCGCCGCCCATTGCTGCGAGTTGTAGTTGCTGTTCGTCCCGGTCATTTGCTCTCCTCGTGCTTGACCTCGGTCATGGAGACGGTTTCGGCCACGCGCCGGACGGACGGCAGGATGCCTCCGATTGCTCCGCGCACGATCCGCTCCCGCATCGGGTATTCGTCGTCCACCACCACCGTGAGCGTGATCGTCTTCATAGCGCTCCGCCCGCTTCGATCTCCATGCCCTCCAGCGGGTCAGCCGCAGCCCGCTGGTTGACCCGCGCCCGCTCGATCGCCTTGATGTAGGCGGTCGTCACACGCGGGCTCACGTACGCCAGCAGAATCTTTTCCGTCTCGTACCGAGCTCGCGCCACGGTCGGAGCCTCGACGTCGTCCAGCGCGTCAAGGCACTCCCGGATCGTCATCTCAGCACTCACCGGGGCCCTCAGTTCTTCTTGGCGTTCTTGAGTCGTTCCTGGTCGCCCTCGAATACCTGACGATCGGTCCGCGTTTCGTTGGCCTTGGCCCATCCAATTCGGAACTTGGACCAGTCCTTGTTGCTGATCGTGCTTTTTCCGGTCACCACACCCATCCCTTCCAGTGCGCGTTTGTCCGGCACGTCCTTGAGCGGATCGACCAGAGTCAGCCGCTTCTCGACGTCCCGCGCGGCCGAGTATGAACTGACCACGTCGCCGTCGAAGCCGGACGCCCTGACGGCGTTCACGCCGAAGTAGTCCTGCTCCCAATACGGCTCCCACGTGGTCGGGACGCCGGACCACCCGATGAAGAACCCATCGGCGTTGGTGTGCGTGGCCTCCCACTCGTCAAACCACCCGTCGCCGGGCGGATGAGCGCGGGTATCCGCCACTCGGCAGGCGACCTCGATCCCGGCCCGGACCTCTTTGCCCCCGGGTAGCCGCCCGTATGGGTCGGTCACGTGTCCAGCCCCGCCTTCTTGATCAGCCGCACGAACGTGTCCGGGCGCATGGCCACCACGCCGTCCACCGCCTGCCCCTTGCCGCGGACCTTGTAGAACACGACACCGAACTCCGACCCGTTGTTGGCAGCCTCAAGCTCTGCCTCCCGGATCCACGCAGGCACGGACAGCGTCGCCACGTTCTTGCACTCGATGACCACCTGCTCGGAGCCCCACGTCACATCGCCCTTGTCGGTCGCCCCCGCCAGCACCTTGCGTCGGACGCCAGGGATGAACGGAGCAAGCCAGTTGACGCACGCGGTCTCCCACCACGTCCCCTTGGCCTTGCTCCGGCTCACGGCTTCCGCCTCTTCGCCGCGTTGATGCACATGACGAATACCAGGACAGCCGACGTGAACGCTCCGCCCCAGATGTAGTGCAGACCCACCAGCGCCGAGACAACGGCCACGAGCGCGCCGGCGAAGAGGGCCAGAACGAACGCCGACAGGGCCTCCGTCGTGGTCACCGCTTGACCAATCCGGGGCGGTAGGGCTCGATCACGAGCCGACGCGCGGGTGCCTCGATCCGGCAGTCCGACGTCTTCCGGTCGATGCTGATCACGTCCGCATCGCCAGCGAGCGCGTCAGCGATCTCGGAAATGACCACGTCCGCGTGCCAGTACTCGGCGTCGAGGCTCGCCGTGATCTCGGTCAGCCGCTCGGCCGTGAGTTTGACGTACGGGGCCTGACCCATGTGCCGCCCGCTCACGTCGATATCGCCCCGCAGGTCGATCCCGCTCAACTTCCGGAACGCGTTCAGCGCGTTGGTCAATGCGATCAACCCTCGCTGGTAGCTCTCCGCCCGCTCCTTGACGTCCTGCTCCTTGCTCTTGCGGTCCATGCTCGCCCTCCTAGTTGTCAAACGTGCCCCTGACCGGATTCAAACCGGCGACCTCCGCCGCGCCCGGATCCGGGGGTTGAGGCGGTGCTCTGATCGTCTGAGCTACAAGGGCTTGAGCCTGCGTTGCAAACGGCGGCAGGCCAGCGCCGCTCTGGTAAGCCGGGTATCCCTCCCGGCCCATCTGCGTGCCCTCGGGGCGGCTTGAACGCCCTACTCATCTGGATGAGGCTCGACCCACTGAGCGTCGAGGGCTTGCGGTCCACGTGCGACACGGGGTGGACCAGCCCGCTACCTGCCCGCGCCTCCCAGCATCAGGCCAATCGCGCTTCGCCGGAGAGAATCGGACTCCCACGCTCCCGTAGCCCGTGCGGGCCAGCCGTAGACGGTTGCGTTCCCCTTGCGGCGGCGAACCCGTGCTCAGTGACGGTTCAGGTAGTGGATGCCAGCGATGCCGAGTTTGATCATGATCACCCAGAAGACGACGGTCAGTACCAGCGACCCGAGCATGACGAACGCCCATACCACTCCGCCCGTACCGACCGCCCGCCGTGCGTCCCGCCTGGTCATCTCAGCCCTCCGTGTGGACGTGTCCGTGCGAGACGGCATCGTCGCACGCATAGCAGAAGTGCTTGTCGTACAGGCAGTCGTCGCAGACCTTGCTGATATCCGGTACCTCAACCTCGGTGATGTCGAGGTAGACCGCGACGAACGGGCCAAAGTTCGAGGTGGCCAGCACGTCGGAGCTGACCGACCCGCACGAGTCGATGTAGCCGGGAGTCGGGTCGCCCTTGCGTCCGACGCTCAGGCAGGCCATCTCGTCGCCCGCCATCCCGAACTTGATCCAGTAGTCCCCGTCCGAGTCCTTCAGCGCGGGGATCCTCACCACGGGTTCCTGCGCTGGATCAAGGCCAGGCGGTTCTCAACGTAGGACGCATCGACGGCGGCATCCGCCCGCCACGCGTCCCGGAACTCCACGATCTCCGCCCACTCGCGGGCCGCGTTGGAGAGCCAGGACGCCAAATCGTGGGGCAGCTGGAGCAATGCCTGAGCGTCGTCCACGATGTTGACCTCGGTGCCGTTGACGAGGACGGTTTCACTAGAGATCCGTCCCGAGCGACCCACGATCATCCTGGCGCCCGCCTTGAACACGGCGTGACCGAACAGGCAGGCCACCGTCCCGCAGTCGAACGCCGGAACGAGCGTCTCCTGAACGTCGGGCCGGAGATCCTCCCTCCAGAGAGTCACCTGGTCTCCGTGTTGGTCAACGCGACCGAGCCACTGCCCCTGATCCCAGGTCGCGAACTCGTGGGCCCCGATCTCTTCGATGAGCTCTTCCAGCAGGGCCAGCCCGCGCTTGTCGCTCAGCTTCGCGATCGGCTCATACGCTCCGCTCACTGCGTCCATCCCTTCCCGAACGTCGATGCGTCGTCGTACCGCGGGTCCTTCGGGTCGGGCCGAATCTGCCCCTTCCCGGCCGGCGGAAGCCTGACCTCTGCCTTTACCGGGGCCGTGTGCTTGCCCATGTCGCTCTCTTCGTCCAAGTCGATCCGTCTCCCATGTCCTGCCCCTTCCGTTGCTACGTGCGGTAGCGGGTAACGATCCCGCAAGCGCCCGCTAAGACGCCCTCCACGCTGCAAACCTGAATGCAGCTACCGCCTCGACAGTCTTTCGGCTTGCATTTTCCCGGCGTCCCGGGCGCAACTACCCGCCACTGTCATTGCCGTGCGGCCCTGAGGGGTCGAACCCCAGTCCCCCGCCTTTACGGGACGCCGCCTCCGTGCTCAAGCGCCAGAGCGCTTTCCTTGTCGTTCCGCTCGCATCGTCCTCACCCGCCCTTCCGTACTCGCCTTGGTCAAAGCCCTACGGGGTGGACTCGAACCACCCTGGCTCCGCGAAAAGCCATCCTCAAGCGTCCGCAGCTTCCCCGCTGCATCGTCTCGCGTAGGTCCCACCCACGGGCATCCGCTCCGCCACAGAGCAGCCCATGCAGGTTTTCTCGGCCCCCCCGCCGTCTGCTCGACAGGACGGGGGGAGCCGAAGCTCAGTCGTAGTACAGGTCGACGCAGGTCTGCGAACAAAAGTCGTTGTGCTTGTTCGTCTTACGGCTGCACTGGGGGCACATTGTCTTTCAGCCTTCCGTTTCGTCCAGCGTGATCCCGAACAGGGTGATCCCGAACAGGGTGGCCAGTGATCGGCCAACCCGCTCGACTTCCTGCATGTCCAGATCGGGCCATTTCTTGAACCCGTCCTCGTAGATCAGAACCATTCCGTCTTCGTCTCGGCTGATCTCGTCCATCCGGTCGTAGATATGCCCCATCAGGTCGAACGCGTCCATCAGTCGTCCACCCGATCCGACCAGGGAACCTCACCGAGGTACTCGGCGTGCTCAGCGGCAGCCTCGGCAACAGTTGGCCACCCCTCAAGGTCCCAGCGGGTCTCGTCTGCGATCAGGCCACGGTGCGAGCACTTGGCGGGGTTCTCGTCCATGAACCGCTGGTACTCGGCGTGGTCGTTCGCCTCCACCGTGCGGTGGTAGTCGATGTTCTCCGCCTCGTCCCACGCCGCGAGGTATTCGCCATCGGTCATGCTCGGGCAGCCGTTGAAGCCATGGCGCCAATGCGAGCACTCGTTCTCGGACCATGTCCTCGCGTGCTCGTCAAAGTTGCGATCCACCTTGATTGCCTCATCCCACGCCGCGAGGTACTCCCGCTTGGTGACCGACACGCCGTTGGGCTTGCTGGCCTCGCCAGGACCGCACCAGAACCGAATCTCACCGAAGTACGCAGAGGTGGTCCAGCATCCGTCCGCGAACCGAAGGCCAACGACGGAGAAAGGGCAAAGGTCGTATCCCGCACCGTGCGGGCAGTGAGTGGGGATCGTGGCGGTCATCAGGACTCCAGACCGACGTAGGCGGTAGCCATGCGGTCAAGGTCGCCGTTGATTTCGATGTCCACCAAGCGGGCGGCCTGCTCAAGCCTCAGGCAGTCGACGCAATCGACCCGCGCCCAGAGTTCGGGACGCTTCTCCGTCAGAGCCTGTCCCCGACCAGCTTTTGTGGTCCCGCAGACCGAGCGGCCCATGCGGTTGCTGCCGTGGACGGTGTAGTCGATCTCGGGAAGCGGTGCGAGTTTCTTGGTCATCTGTGGCTCCTTGAGAGTAGAGGTGGCGTTAACTCTCCGACTAGCGGTACGTCGTCCAAAGCTCGTTGCTCGATGCGCGGGCCTCGTCGTAGTTGAAGCCTTCGTAACTGTCGACCGTCCGATCGATGTGGCGGCCGAATCGGAGCAGGGCGTACGAGTGGTACATGCCGTCCGAAGTGCGGTGCAGGTAGATGTCAGCTCGCCGTAGCGAGACCTTCTTGACCGTGTCAAGGTCCATGCCCATCACCTGCCCTCCGTGTGGCTCCGGAAGTTGAAAACTGAATCCCGTCGAATCAGCGCTACGCGGTGAGTGTGTTTCCCGCCTTGCCCCTGTCGGTTGGAAGAGTTCCTTCCCGGGGAGTGGCGTTCCCGGTCATTGACGCTTGCGCGTTTAACCCGGGTTCTGTTTCTCGTCCGGTACTAACGTCCCCGCTTGGAAGTTCGGGCGCCCGTTTGGCTTTTCTCTTCGTTCCGGGATTCAGTTTTCAATCTGCGTGTCGGTGGCGTTAACTTCCCGACACCTCAGACATTAGACCCCCTGCCAAAATTTGGCAACCCGTCCTGCCGAATCCCTTGGGGGAATCTCAGATGCCTGTCCGCGCGTCCGTCCGTGTCATACTTGCCAAAGTTTGGCAACCGGACAGGACAGGTCAGAGGAGACAGGTCAATGGGCAGGCATCACGCACGGCGGAACTACGGACACCCCGCTGTCCTCGGGGGAGCGGCTGTCCTCGTCGTCCTCGTCAGCGGGGTGTCCGGTTACACCTACGTGACTCCCGATCCCCCGGCGGTACGCTCGGAGCGTCCGGCCCTGCTGATTCCAGCGGCAGCGGCCGGACAGTTCAGCACCAGCGCGGCAGAGGCGGCTCGGCCAGCAGCGGTGCGGACTAAGAGGCCCCGTCCGGCCGGATCGCCCTCCGCCCCCGGACGGGGCCTCACCCCGTCCCGGACGTCGAAGCCCTCCGCCCGACCCGTGCCGAAGCCCTCGCTCGTGCACGCCGCGGTGGTCGCCTCGCCGACGCCAGCGCCTCACCCTTCCCCGAGTGCGGTACCGAGCTCTCCCGCGTGCGAGTGGAGGTGGCACCAGTGAGCCGCAGGAAAGACAGCAAGCACAGCGAGACCAAGACGCCGGCCGCGCACAACCACCCGCGCCACAAGATCCATGCCTACTGGCCCCCGTGGCTCGCGGGTCCGCTCGCAGTCGGTCTCGGCGACCTCGGTCACTGGCTCTGGGGCCGGACCCTCCCGGCGGCGGCCATCGTCCCGCTCGTCCTTGTCCTGTCCACGGTCGGGCTGTCCGCGCTGACCCATCGGTACGCCAGTCCCCGGAACAATGTCCAGCAGTGGCATGCTGTCCTGTCCGTCGCTGTCCTCGGACTGTCCCTGTCCGCTGTCCAGATGTTCGGGACAGGATGGCCCCCGAACGCACTCGGACAGTCCGTCCTGTTCCTGTCCGCTGTCCTCGCGCTGTCCTGGAACATCCGCCGGTTCGAGGTTGTCCGCGGCGGAGGACAGGACGAGCACGGACAGAGCAGCGCCGAAGAGGACTGGCACGGGCTGAAGAAGCCCCGATCGATGAAGGTCGTTTCGACCGACGACAAGCAGACCACCACCAAGGTCAAGCTCGCTGCGGGCCAGACCGCCGAAGAGGTGGAGAAGATCCTTCGCTCGATGGGCAGCGATCTTGGCACCGTGACCAACGGCGTCCGCGTGGTCGACGGCGAGCGTGAGGGCGACGTCGAGATCACCGCGATCTGGGAGCAGCCGCTCACCGAGGCGACCGGGTGGGAAGGCCCGAGCCACATCGGGGGCAGCATCGCCGATCCGATCTCGCTCGGCATGAACGAGCAGAGTGCCGACGTGATCCTCCGCATGGCCGGGGACTACAGCACGGGCATCGCCCCCGGCCACGTCGCCGTGGTCGGGATGCCCCGCACCGGCAAGGGGATCTGCCTGCTCGTCATCTGGGCCAACCTGCGCGCTCGCCGTGACGTCTACCCCGTGATCAACGATGCGGCCAAGGGCGAGCAGATGCTGATGTTCCTCCGCCCCGGAATGCCCAGGGAAAAGGCGTGGATCGACACCACCGTGACGGGCGCGAAGACGCAGGCCACGGCGGTCATGAACGCCATCGACAAGCGCAACAAGGCCCTCGGTGAGGGTGGCTATTCGAGCTGGACGCCCGAGGCCTTCAGCAAGGGCGTCATGTGGAAGGGCCAGCGCATCCACATGCCCGCCCTCGTCTTCCACGTAGAGGAGTTCGCACCCATCGGCATCGCCAGCCCCGGTCTCTTCACCAAGATCGCCGAGCAGGGCCTGTCCGCGGGGATCTTCCTCATCACGTCCTTGCAGCGTGCGAGCCATGACCGCTTCCCGACCAGCCTGCGCAGCGTGATCGGTAACGGCATCTGCTACGGCGCGTTCAGCGACGTAGACGTCAGCTTTGCCCTCCCCGATGACGCCGTTGCCGGTGGCGCCAGTCCCGCCAAGTGGGGGCAGAAGTTCCCCGGCAGGGCCATGGCCAGCTTGAACGGTCAGCCTGACGGCATGGACCGCATCCCGTTCAAGACGCACTACGCCTCAAGTCAGGACGAGTTTGAGACCTACATGAAGGAGATGATGGCCTACCTCCAGCCCCTGGCTCCCGAGCTCGACCCGTGCACCGCCGAAGCGTTCGGCCAGCCCTACCAGGACTACCTCGCCGGCGAACTGATAGGGCCGGACCCGAAGGCATCACCGAAACGCCCCGGCCGGAACCCGGTTCGGCCTGACGAGGATGACGAGAGAAGCAGCATCGAAGAGGAGGAGGACGACATACCTGATGACGACGACGACCCGAACGAGGCTCACTACGTGAAGCGACCCCACCCCGAGGACTGCGACCCCACTGGTATCGACCCGCGCGCCCCGTTGCCCGAATGGGAGGGCCCGGAGATCGACCTTGCCCCCCCGGCCACTCCCGGCAAGCAGCGCCGAGACCTCAGTCCGCAGGAAAAGCGCGAGCTCTTCCGCGAGATCCTCCAGCGCCTCGCCGACGAGAAGGTCACCGAGGTCCGCACGGGCAAGCTGATGGACATCTGGTACGAGGAACTCGGCCAGCCCAAGGCGCGCCAGGAGCCCACCGTCGCCCGCCTGATCAACGACGCTGCGGCTGAGGATCTGGAGGACGGCAAGCCCAACGACCTGCTCGGCACGCTCGACCGAGGCCCCCGTGGCCTTTACTACATCAAGCTCACCCGACGCGTGGCCGCCATGAACGGCAACCACTCGTGACCAAGCGCGAGGCGGCCATCGTCATGGCCTATACGGGCGTTGCTCTCGGAGACTTTCAGACCTTCCACGAGTACGCCGAAGAGGTGCTCGGCCGTCCGGTCTGGACGCATCAATTCGGCGATCAGGCCGTGGCCGACGAACTGAGGGCGGCTAGTCGGGCGGACTTCCTCGCCCTTCAGGTTCACAATGCGTAACCGCTTGCCCAGCTGGGCGCCCACAGTGCCCGTGCCTTCCTCCCTTAGGGGATTTCCCGTTGCCCAACAGTGGGCAACGGCCTGTATGCCCAAATGGGCAACACGAGGAGTAACGAACTGACATGGCCAACCCACTGCTCGACATCAACGAATTCCACCGGGGAAGCGCGTTCCGCGACTACCTCGAACGCTCCCGGGCGCACACGCTGGCCGGCGAAACCGGCCTGCGCTCCGCCGCTGCCGAGATCCGCAACCTGATCCGGGCGAACGGCAACAACATGAACCCGCAGACCTACCTGAACGCCCGCCGCATCTCCCGGCCCCTGCTGCACGCCGCCGACCTGCACAACGACGCCGCCCAGATGTTCGCCCTCTGCCTCGCCCTGCACCGCGGCGCCTTCCCGCCCGTGAGCGCCACCACCGGCCAGCGCCGATCCCACGACGGCAACGCCTAATGAACCGCGAGCTACGGCAGAAGGCCGTCGAGTCGGCCGCTGCCCGGTACGGAGCCGAGCACTACCGCGGCATCCTGTTCTGGGTCTCGTTCGGGAAGTGGTGGCCGGTTGGCGTGGTGGCCGCCCTGATCCTGGGGATCTACTGGCTCACCCGGAACGTCTCACCGGGTGGCGCCGCGGCCGGTGGCTTCGGGGTAGCCGCGGTCGCCCTCGCCCTGCTCGTCATCTGGCTGATCATCCGGCGCCTTCGTAGCCCCTACCGCCGCCGGAGGTTCTGATGCTGAGGTGGCTCCGACGACTCGCTTCTGGCGGCGAGGTGCGCCCGCAGGGTCCGGGGGATTCGATTCCGGTCACCCTGCACAAGGCCGCCGTGCACGCCATCGTCTCGGTCGAACGCCAGGTCATGGCCGTGCCCGAGGTAGACGGCTCCCGAATGACGGCCGAGTGGCACGGTGGTCCGTACCTCATGAAGAACGTCGAGCGCGAGGTCAGCGTCATCATGTGCCTGTGCGGAGAGGACGGATGGGCCTACCGGGACGAGGACGTCCCGACTGTCTTCGCCGTCCACCTCCGTGAGGTGACCTTCCCGTGACCCGTATCGGGCATCGGCTGCTCGGGGGATGCTGTGGGCTCGCCCTCGCCACGGTGGCTAGCCTTCCGGCCTTTGAGGCGGTCGCTGTAGCCATCATCGCCGCCGTGGTGGCCCCGTGGCCCGACGTCGACCAACGGCGCTGGTGGCGGGACTGGTTCGGCGAGATCAAGGCCCTACGGCATCGGCGGCTCACGCACTGGTGGGGAGTGCCGACCGCGCTCCTGCCGCTGTTCTTCCTGCTGCACGGCCCGCTCGCGTGGCTGCTCGGAGCGGCACTCACGGGCTGGTATTCGCACCTCGCCGGCGACTGGGTATTCGGCAAGCGCGGGCCAGCAGTAACAGGCTGGCGTGGCCCCGGCATCCCGCTCGCTCCCTGGTGGGGCTACCACGGCCTGGGCCTGAAGTGCGGCGGCAAGGCGGAGAGATACGGCGCGTGGCCCATTCTGGCCGGCGCGCTGGCAGTGCAGGTCTGGTTCATGGCATGAGCTACATCCGGTGGGCACTCGCTCGACTCGGATACGCCGTTCGCCCCTACGACATGCTTGCTGACCAGCGACGATGGTTCTGGCAGCCTCGACAGCACTGCGGATTCCCGATCCGGAAAAGGAAGTAACCGTGACGACGTCGGATGCACCGGCAAGGCTCAGCCGCCCGGACGCCGCAAGATACTTGGGCCTGTCGATCGGCACCCTGCGCAACTATCACCAGCAGGGGAAACTCAGCCCAGAAGTGGACGAGCGTGGCCAGTGGTGGTATCCCCTGGCCACGCTCGATGAGTTCGTCTCGGTCAATCAGTTGCTGTGCTCCCGGGGGATTCGTCCCGCTCGGTCAGAGAGCTCATGACCGGATACAGGTCAGGCATGCTCAGGCAGGCGTCGATCACCTCGCTCACGATGGCGAGATCCTTCGGGATTTTGCCGCCCGCGCGGCCGAAGTTGGCGCCCCGTACGTACGCCATGACGGCAGCCTCCATGACCAGCCGCGCCTCTTGCTGCGTCATGGCGTGGATGGTGGCGTTCATCCGGTCGACCCGGATCTGCTCGCGCTCGGCGAGGTACGCCACGATGCTCGGGGGAAGGGCTTCGGTCATGATCGCGCCGCCTTCAGTTCTCGGGTCAGGTCCGCAGCGGCCTGAGTGCTGATCCTGTAGCCCTGCTCCTTCAGCTTCTCCACCAGCGACGCCCGGTTGAGTTTGTCCCCGAGTTCCTCAGCGATCTCGCGGGCAGCGGACAACCGGGCGTCGCTGTCCTGTGCGGGGACAGGCTTGCGGACAGGCATCGGGCGGACAAAGCCGTTTGTCCTCGGGTTGTCCTCGGGGACAACGGACGGGACGGGCTTGTCCTCCGGCATGATCGCCGGACCGACCTGAATCGTCTTGCGGACAGGCTTGGGGACAGCGACCGGAGCGGGCTTGTCCTCTGTCCGCGCCGGACGGGACAGGACGAAGGTCGCCACGATCATCGCTCCGTCGATCGCGAGCGGGTAGAGGACAGCGGACACGTCCGACTCCCCGTAGCTCTTGGCCAGAGTCGAGATGTGGTCATAGGAGATCGCGAAGCAGAGGAACGCCACGACGCCCGTCGTCACCCGGATCCACCAGCGCCCGTCCTGGGCGGCCACGTGGAATGCGATGAACAGGAGGACGGGAACGACCGCACTGAGGGCCTTGGCTCCCGGGTTCTGGTGCGCGTGCGCGTAGTTGGCAGCAACCGTGGCCAACGTGCCAGCGCCGAGGAGCAGGTACGCCATGCCTCGCCCGCTGAAGAGCTTGCCCAGTTTCGCCCTCATGACTCACGCCCGTAGTCGTCACAGATACTCGCGTGCCCGTTAACCCCACCGCAGAGCGGGCATGCGGGGGAGCCGAGATGGTTGGCCCCGTTCGGGTCCTCGCCGCACTCAACGCATCGGGTCGGGTCCGAAACGCGCACCTTCGCTCGGTGCACTCCCGGAGCGATCACCGTGTACCCCAGCTCCCGCAGAGCCGCCGCATACTCGTCCGCCTTGCGCTCAAGGAACTTCATGCGTCGAACCTGGTTCGCCTTGGCCGTCCGCTCCTGCGGCGTGGTCATCGCTCGATCGCCCGGTAGAGGTTACGGATGGCGTAGCCAGCCATGTAGAGGAGCGTCACGAGCGCCTCGAACAGCCGGATGAGCCAACGGTTAATTGCGCTGTGAATGTTCCGCATCGTCTCCATGCCAAGAATTGTACCCCACGTCAACGTCCAACGTCAACGTCAACGTCACTGGACGGAGACAGCAAAACGCCCCTCCCGGGGGCGTTCGGGAGGGGCGAGTGCTGGACAGCAAGGCGGGTCAGATTTGAACTGACGGGCGGACACGGGCTCGTGGCGTCAGGGGTCTGACGCTAGGAGATCGACTCGACCACCAACCGCGAATACTCATCTGGTCCTAGCATTGTCCAGATGTCCGGGCAGGCCGCTCCCGGCTACGCACCTTGCCGTGTGAAACCCTACGCCTTCTCGTAGACCGCCATGCGCGTCCGGCCGAGGTTGGGAACGACGACCACGCCGAAGGCTCCGAGGATGGCGACAATAACCATCCACCACTCGCCACGGTCCAGCCCGCCCGCGACGACGGCGGGAGTGAGCACGCCGGCCACGGCCAGCACGACGGCACTAATCTCCTTGGCAAACCGAGCCGCACCGTCCGCGAGGTTCGGGGTGACGAGCGTCTGCACCGCATTGGCCAACGCCACCGCGACTACGGTCCACTCCAGCACGCCGTGGATGCCACCCGAGGTGACGCCCGCGATGCCCGCACCGACGAACCCGGCGAACGCGACGATGGCCTTGAGGTGAGCCTTGATCCAGCTCATGACGTCCTGCTCTCTACTTGGTCGTACTCCGAATTCCAGTCGTGATCGTCGCGGTGCCCCTCGGGCATGCGGCATTGCTTCCCGTCGAACAGGTTCGTCCAGCATCGCCGTTCGACCGTCAGACCCACTCGCGCCGCAACCGATCCACCCATTCCCGTGCCCGCCGTTCGCGCCATGCTCGCCACCACCTCATGACGTCCCGCTCTCTACTCGGTTACGTTCCGACCTTTTGGTCAGTCCCGTCCCAAACGAACTCGCCGTCCTCGCCAACCGGACGATGCATCCGACAGCCCGTGCAATAGGTGGCCCCATAGAAGCCCGGGTCTCGCGCGTAGGTCTCCGCGATCTTGGCAGACATGGTGGTCAATGCCCCACATGCCTGATGAACGTACGAACTGCGGACCGGCCGGACGAACCCCTTCGCTCGCTCGGCATCTGAGAGTACGAGGTAGGCCGCCGCCTGAGTCGTTGGTTCGGCATCCGCCCCGCGCGTCAGGCTCGGGTCAGTTGGGTCGCTGGTCAGCCCCACGACTCCTCCTCAGGCTTCCGCGCGGCGGATGTGCCGCTCGGACTGTGCGCTATCCGGGATGGCCGCCGCGGTGACGACCGGCCCGCAGTGCTCCAGATCGTCCACGGTGACCGGGTCGCCGTAGAGCGCCTTCATGTCCTCGTACTCGGCCGACGAGACGTAGAGCCGGTACTTACCGGTCGGTGCCACCGCGGCGAGGTAGACGGCGTTGTTGCCGGATTCCATGACTAGCTTCACGTGCTCGTCTCCCTTGCTCGGTCGAACCGGCGGAGGTGGCGGTGGCTTGGGCGAGCGGGTGGCCACCGCCAGGAAGGACCCCACCGTGCCCTTGGTCATGTTGACGTCGCAGACGCCCGGGTCGCCCGGGACGTTCGCGGTCGAGGTGAACTGCAAGATCAGCGGCGAGTAGCCACCCCAGGGGGCCCAGCCCGTGGTGATCCTCCCCGCGAGTGAGGTGATCGTCCCGCTTCCGGTGACGTACGCCGACTGCCACCAACGGCCGCCAACGAGGGGCATGAGCTGGCTCGCGCCGACCCCGAGCCCCGACCAGTACCACTTGGGGAAGTAGCCACAGAGCGGGTAGGAGTCCGTCAGCAGGTTCCACGAGCGGACGAACCCCTGCACGTCCGCGAGCCCCACGCCCGTGCCCTCTGCGTCGAGCTGGAGCGTGAGCCCGTTGATCGAGCCGTAGCCGGCCACGAGCGCGTCGAGGAAGTTCTTGGCCTGAGCGGCGTAGTTCCCGGGACGGAGCCAGTGGTACCCGCCCCGGATGCGGAACCCCGCCCGCTTGATCGCGGGAGCGGCCGACGCAAAATAGGCGGACGTCGCCGAGAGCGTCTGCCCGGGGGTGCCCTCGGTCGCTTTGCAGAGCACGCCCTCAATCCCGGCAGCCTTGACCTTGGCGTAGTCGATCGTCCCGTTGTAGCGGCTGACGTCGATCGTGTAGAAGGTCACGTGCCCTCCGCCGCTCGCCGGGCGACCTCGGCCGATGCGAAGACGATCGGCTCCCAGCCGCGGGGTTCGCCCGTCTTTTCGTCCGTGTAGCCGCGGCCGTCATGCTCCGCCTTGGCCACCCACCCACCGCCGTACTTGGCGTTGAGCGCATCGGCAGCGGCCTGCGCCTCCTTCAGGGCGTCGGCTCGAATCATCGGGTCTCCTCACTTCGCAGAGAGCGGACGAGCAGGTAGACGCGCTGCCAGATGACCAGCACGAGCAGGGCGTAGGTGGCCAGCCCGACGTAGATCAGCCATTCGAGGTTGGGCCAGAAGTACCGCAGCGTCCGGACGACCAGCACGCCGGCCAGCGCGACCATGAAGTACATCATGTGCCGGCCGAGCGAACTCTCACGCCAGCGCGCCCGGCTCCAGTAGATGACGATGAAGACAACGACCCCCACGAGCATGAGCACGCCGAGTATCCCCGTCGCCAAGCGTGCCGCGTCGTTCCCCACTACGCCTCCCGGTGATGCTTTGGCCGCGGCCTCATTGCACGCGCCAACTCGTCGAGGAACGGGTCGGGCCCTGTTTCCCTACGTACCCGCTCCAGCCCCGCCGAGACGTCGTGCACGTCCTTCCAGCGGTCCTTTGTCTCCTTCAGCCCGCGCTCTGCCTGGATCCGGGCCTGCCGTCCCTCCTCTTCGGTGGGCATCTCTGGCTCTCCCTTCTTCCGGCATCGCCTAGGCCATCTCATCTCGGACCTTCCCGAGTACGGGGTATGCGGCTTCCATGAGCCTCTGCTGCTGCGCCATCAGAATGTCGGCGCGGACGCTGTGCGCCGTGGCCGCTGCCCACGCATCGGTCAACTGCCGCTGGTAAGTCGCTTCAAGCCGATCGACCTGTCCCCGAGGTACCAGCCATCCCCGGACGATCGAGATGATGACACCTCCCACGATGGCAGACAGGCCACCGGTTGACAGGATGTCTGCGGTTACCCAATCGAGCATGACCTACGGTCTCTCTCTCATGCGTGCTCCTGAATCCACGAGACCACCCGGTCGTACGCGTGCTTGAGTTCGTCCAGCACGGTCAGTACCGGGTTGGGCTCGGGTGCCGGAGCACTGATCGGCACGGGCACGGTGACGTCACCGTCCTGCTTGAGCAGACGACCCCAGTCCGTGAAGGACATCTGGAACTCGCCGAGGCCAACGCCGGACGCCGGATCGATCGAGCCGCCCCACCCGAGGCCCCAGGAATTCCGGCAGAGAACGCGCTCGGTCACGGTGTCGATTCCGTACACCAGGAACTCGTGCCCGCCTTCCAGCCCGGTGAGCACCTTGGGGAGGTGGACCACGCCGTAGGCGTCCGGGCGGTCGAACATCCCGTACCAGTTGACGCCCGTGATCACCGGACCGTCGTTCGCGATGGTCGCCAGAGCGTCATCGAGAGAGAAGGTGTGCCGATAGCCGCTGATCAGCCCGACCTGCTGCGCCGCCTTGCTGACCGAAACCCCGTCGCTTCCGGTGTCGTCCGGGGGGAATGTCCCATTGAAACCGTCCAGCGTGGTCGCCAAGGCGTAGATCACGTCCCGCGCGACACCCTCTGTGGCCTGGTACTTCGCCTTGAGAGCGTCCGTGAGGGCCGTAAACACGTTGCCGGTATAAACAGCACCCAGCATCGCGTTTCCTGTACAACTTCCGGTCTGCCCCTGGTCCAGCACGGCGTAGTTACGGGTCCACTGTCGCGAAACGAGCGCCGTGCTGCTCGGCCGGTGTGCGTACGCCCTTGATCGCGGGTCGTGGTTGACGTGCCGGCCAAGCCCACCCGGAGCCATCGACCTGTCCGCGTGCTCGATCTCCGTTGCCATGGTTCTCCTAGAGCTGCTCGGTGACGGTCATCGAGTACCAGTCTCCCGTGTTGACCTGGATGGTGCCCGCTCCCGATCCGTTGGTGACCTGCACGATGCAGTTGTACGAGCCCGCAGCCAAGGACGGGATGACCGTCGACCCCGTGGCCACGCCGCGCTGAGTGAAGTTCGTGGTGCCCGACCCGCCGCCGCCGATCGTCTGAATGTCGAACGGGTACGTCCCGATCGTGTAGACCGTCCCAGAGATGTTCACCCCGAGCTGGAGCTGGGCGCCGGTGGCGTTGGCCCATCCGGTGCACGTCGCGGAGATCACCAGGTTGGACGTGGCGTACCGCTTCACGATCGTGTTGGTGCCGCTGCCTGGGATGGTGATGAAACCGCCCGTGGTCAACAGGAGGACCGACGTCGGGTTGCCCCGGACCTGGGCGTAGGCCACGTTCGTGCCGATGCCGATCTTGCCGAGCACGATCATGTCCGAGCCCGACTTGACGATCCACATCGTGTCGCCCACGGTCGGCTGGAAGCTGTTCAGGCATTTGATGCCCACGACCAGCGTCGTCGTGTCACCCGACAGGTACATCGAGCACGAGTTGTCCGGCGCATTGATCGCGGCCACCACGCCCTGCCGAAGCTGGGCGTACTGGAGGTTCTGCCCGTTGGCCGGATCGTTGAGCTGGTCGGCCACCGCGACGATTGGGTCAGTCATGTCAGCGGCTGCACAATCCGACGCGCGCGCGTCTGTAGAGTCTGGTTCCCGTTCGCCCGGATGGGCACCCCGAAGGAATCCACGATGCAGTACTGCTCGGAGATCGGCGGGTTGTCCGTGAGGGTGGCGCGGGTGGACGAGACCTTGACGACGTCGCCCACCTCGAACGCCGGGTTGGGCAACGTCGGCACCTCGATCGACTGGAGGAAGCCGAGTTGGCCCTGCAACTCCATCTGCGCCCGCAGCGTGGCCTGAGCCTGACTGGCTATCGTCTCGTCCCGGATGAACGGTGCGTACCGCTTGCCGTAGGCAGAGCCCCACTGGGTAGGCGAGTTGGGATCGTTGTCCGTCGCGATCGCCATGATGGGCGCCGGAAGGTTCGAGTTCTCCGCAACCACGATGACACCGTTGTAGCCTTCCCCGGTCCATGTGCGCTTCACGCCGGCCAGCCCGATGTTGTCCGGGTCGGTGTCGTCGTACGTCCAGACCGGCGGGTCGCTCTCGTTGGGCTCCGGCCGCATCGTGGCCACGCCCATCGGGTCGAAGTAGAGCCGGTACCCGAGGTTGGCCGCGAGCTTTTGGCAGATCTCCCACGGATCCGCCTCAGCGTCGAACGTCATGCCGTTGGTGTTCTCGTTGGTGAGCGGGAAGTTCATCGGGCAACCGGGGTAGGCCGTCTGGATCAACTGGCCGATGGTGTCGACGACGTTCGTGTTCGGGTTGATCGCCAGGATGAACGGCGTCTTCTCGCCCGAGATGATCCAGCTGCGGTCGTAGGCCGTGCTCAGGCTGATCATCGGGAAGTCGACTTCGGCCACCGTGAAGCGGAAGGTCCCGATGGGCACGTACTCGACATCAGGCAGCCCGGAGGCAAGCCGGTTGTTGAACATGATCCCGCGATACAACCGGATCTGACGCCCGCCAGGGACGAGCAGGTCGTTGACGTCCCGGGGTGAGAGGTCCCCCGTCCGGTCGATGATGCTGGCCGTGGCCGTCCGCTGCACGGCCGAGCGACTGGCCGTCACCGTACCGTCGATGAGCACGCCCTCGCCGTCGAGGGAGTAGAGCACCTGCTCGCCTTCGAGGATGTCCGCCTTGGCCACCACGAAGTGATCGCGCGTCAGGGCGTCCCGGAACCGGTCAGAGATCGGCCACACGGAGCGCCCCATTCCAGTCAGGCTCGTGACGCCCAGATGGCGCCGCCGGACAGTCTGCGTAATCAGGGTTGTCGATCGGGCCGAGCCACCAGAAGCTGTTGCCCATCCCGGTGACGGGATTGATCAACTCCCGGCAGTGCTCGCACGTCGTCATGGGGCCTCGCTCTCCAGGAAGTTGACCGAGATCTCCCGGCGCCAGACCGAGTCTGGCAGTTGCTGGTTGGAACGCTCGGTGACGCGAGCCCAGGACCGATCGGTGATGCGGATGTAGCGGGCACCGAACTCGGGAAAGATCAGCCACAGCGGGCGCGGTTTTGACAGAAGTTGACGGAGCATCAGCCACTCCGACTCGGTGTCGACGAGGATCTTGAGGCTCCCGTCGTAGCCGCCGATGAAGTCCGTGGTCGTCACCGCACGCTGGCTGAGCTGGTCCCACGTGGTCGGACGCAGCGGGTAGACCGTCGAGGATTCCTCGTGCTGCGACTCGCTCATCTCGACCACGTGCACGCGCATGGCAAGCGTGGCGTCCTGCGGGTCACGGAGTACCCATGTGCCGCGGCCCGGCGGCGTGAGTTGAGCCGTGGCGTAGAACGTCACCGGAGAGGAAAGGGCAGGAACGGTGTCGGTGGCCGGAAGGTAGTTGTAGGCCCGGTAGACCACGCCGTATCCAGGCGGGGCCTCGTTGTCGAAGATGCTCCCGATCAGACCCGACTCGTAGTCGGTGATCTTCCAGTCACCGCGGTTGGCTCCCCGGATCTCCTGCCACGCCACGGCCTGGCCGGCGCCGAACTGCGGGATCGTGTCCGTGGTCGTGCCGGCGCAGAACTGAACGCCGTCGACCCACACCTTCACCTCAGTGGCGCTGGCTCCGTTGTTGAGCGTGGCCCGCACCCACAGGCAGTTGGTCGGCATCGTGAACGTGCACGAGAACTGAGCCCACCCGGCCGAGGTGATGTTGAACGCCCCGCTGTTCGCCGAACTCCCGACCGGTGCCCCGAACTGGTCGAGACCCTCCAGCGTGATCGAGCTGGCGAACGTGGCCGACGAGCGGGCGTAGAGCGAGAAGGTGTAGACCGTCGACTCGATCCCGAGCATCGGCCACTGCGGGGCGCCGATGAGTGCGGGCGCACCGGGCCAGCCCATGAAGAGCTTGCCTCCGGAGTTGTTGACCGACCACCGGATCGATCCCTCGCCGTCGTACCGCTGCGTGTTGTCGTAAGTCAGGTAGCTCTCGGTCTGCCCGTCGGGCAGGTAGAACCCGTCCGTCGTCTTGAGCCAGTCACCACCGCTCCAGAGCTGGGCGGGCGCGTTGTTGCGCTGGCCCGTCGCCACCAGGGCCCGCTCGACCACCGTGGTCCCGGTGCCGATCCACCCACCGTTCGACCAGCCTGTGTACGTCGTGCTGATGTTGTTGACCGTGGCGCCCCGGATCTCGATCGACACGATGCCGTAGGCCTGCCCGGTCGGGGCGGTCAGACCCTCGGTGGCCGCTCCCGCGTTCGGGCGGATGCTGTGGCCGAAGTACACCGTGCCGCCACCGAAGCGCCCGTAGAAGTCTTCGGTGAAGACGAGCCCGGGGTTGCGCCACGTCCGGGCGTTGCCGTCGGCCGCGTTGAAGTCACCGATCCCGACGAGCACGAGACTGTTCTCTCGCGTCGTGGTCAGCGAGACGGACGCCGTACCCGAGGTGGCCTGCGCCTTGTTACTCGCCCCGCCGAACGAGGTCTCGTCGTGGCCCGTGACCGCGTAGACGATCGTGCGGGCGTTGCTCTGGTTGGCCGTGACCGTGACGTCGACATTGCCGCCCGCCGCGAAGTAGGCCGTCGACACCGACGCGTCACCCGTGCTCGCGAGCGTGTTCTCCTGCCTGCTCGTCCACGTCAGGCCCGCCGTCGAGGTGACCACGTTCGTCGGTGTGCTGGCCGTGACGCCGGACAGCGTCATCGCGACAAGCAGGGAAGCGGGCGGGATGTTGGCGCACGTGAACGTCACGCTCGATCCGGTCCAGTAGCCCGAGTCGTACTTGGCGGCCACGACGGGTTGCTGCGTGCCGGCCGTACCGACCGAGGTGCCCGAGCCGATGACGACGTTCGTCCCAACCATGACCTTGTCGACGTAGTGAATCTCAGCCGCGGCGGCTGCCTGCACCTTGACCCACGCTGCTCCGAACACCGCGCCGGCCGGAGCCGTGACCGTGTAGTTGGCCTGGATCCATGAACCCGTGGCGTCCGTGACCGCGGTGCCGTAGGCGTTGGCCAGGGGCGCGCCGGTCCGGTCGTACCAGCCGATGCCGACGTTGCACGAGCGGGCCGTGGCCGCGGTACGGAAGCTGGCCAGCGCGGTATAGGACTGGCCCGTCTTCACCCGGAACCCGGTCAGGCCGCCCGCGGTCAGGAATTCCATGTCCCCGGTGCCGCTCTTGGTCAGCGACATGGCACCCGTGCCTTGCAGCACGGGCGAGGTGACCCGCGCTGTGGTGCCGCCGCCGAAGAGTGCCGCCCACGTGCCCGTACCGAAGAACGCGCTGTCGAAGTTGCTGTCCTGGACCTGGAGCAGGTTCCAGTTGGCCTGCACGTCGATGCGCGTCCGGATGAACGGCGCCGTGTTGTCGGAAACCTTGCCAATCATGGTCGGGGTCGGGAGCGGGGTAAGGAGCATGGTGGTCGGGGCGGAGTTGGCCCACACGCTCCACCACTTTTGGCCACCGAAATCAGCGGCGACCTGCACCCACGCGGCGTACGTCTGCCCGTTCTGGAGGCTCGTGCCGACCGTGAGGCGGGTCGCGTTGCCGACCACCACGCCGGAGTCCCAGACGCTCTGGGCGGTGTCGGGGTTGAAGCCGTAGGCGGAGTACTGCTGCGCGCTGAAGAGTTTCACGCGATAGGCGGTTTCGGGATCGCCGTCGAAGTTGGCGTTGAATTGCCACGTCACGTCGGGCGAGGTCGACTGCGTCGGGTTGGTGATCGAGATGGCCGTGACCGTGGCCCGGTCGCGGTACTCGACGTCGTAGTAGAGCTCGGACAGCCGTAGGTTGATCCCGCTGTACGCCGACTGGTACCACTTCACTTCGGCAGAGCAGTGCTCGATCGCGTATACGGTCCACTCGGAACCGAAGTCGCGGGGCGGCTTGGTCCGCCAGACGCCCGTGCGCGTCGTGTAGGTCACGGCGTCCGAGTACTGCATCGACTCCCAGAAGTCGTACTGAGCGCCCGCCTTGCCCGAGCCAGGGGACCGCATCGCGAGCTGGACGGTTCCCGGCTGCCCGGCACTCGACGCGCTCTGACGAATGCGGGCATTCAGTCGAACGCGAAGGATTCGCTGGCTCGCGCCGATCGCCGTGAGGCCACCGCTCGCGGGAATCATCCGCAGCAGGGCCTTGGGCCAACTGACGAAGTTGGCCACGCTGACGTAGGTCGTATCGCTGTTGTCGCTCGTGCACTGCCACCCGGTCGCCGCGCCGTTGAACGTCACCGAGCCGACCGTGAGGTCCGAGCCGGGACGAATCGTCACGATGGTCATCGGCGCCTACCTGTTTTCATCTGAGTGAGCAGCCGACTAAAAGCGGCATCGACATGAGACCGAATCGCTGCGACCTGCTTTTCCCCGACGTCTCCGTGAACGTTGATGACCAGGTTCACGCCACTACCGCCAACGCCCGTTCCGGGAACGATCGTCTCTGGCCCGTTCTCTCCGAACGTGTACTGCCGTCCGGACTTGCCCACACCCCAGATCGGCTCGTTGATCACGCCCCCGTTGGCGAACCCCAGCGCGTTTGCGTAGGCGGCCACATGAACGTGGTTGAAGTGCTCGGCGAACACTGAGGCGTAGAAGTCGGGGCCGACGCGCACGCCGTTCTTCACGAACCACGACGGAGAGTGGATCAGTTCCAGAAGGCGGCCGGACATGGCGTAGAACCCGTTCGCGATCCCGTCCATGTTGCTGCCGATGATGTCTGCGGCCAGGCCCTGGCCGTGATAGTCGTTGGCGCCGGGCCGGAAGCCGCTCGACACCTGGGCTGTCGGGTCGAACTGACGGGCCACGGCGAGGATCGCGGCGACCGAGTCACCGCCCGGGCCACCGAGGAACGAGGCGCCACCCCCGGTGAACCAGTCGAGATGGTCCTTCACCCAGGCGGCGATGGCCTCGAACGCCTTCTCCGGCATCCCGATCAGACTCTCGGCCAGCTTGTTGCCGGAGAAGCTTCGGATGATGTCGTCGATCGGCGTGGCCTTCTTCACCAGATTCACGATGCTGCCGATCGGGTCGGTGATGATCCCGACGATGTCACCGATCAGACCACCAGCGGCGAACCCCGGGGTGCCCGAGTTGATCGCCTCCAGCAAGCCGAGATTCTTGCTCGTGGCCTTGGCGTTGACGACGTACTCACCGTTGCTCACCCGCGCCGTGGGAACGCCTCCGGCGGCCAGGCCGAGAATCGAGTCCGACGTCCCGGTGCCCGGGCCCCGGAGGAGACCACCGCCGGCCAGGGCCTGGAGGTGACTGAGGTTCGCGCTGTGGCCGAGCCATCCGGTCACGGTGTTGAGTCGGTCGATGATCCCCTCGTTGATCACCTTGTTGATCACAAAGTTCACGGGCGTCTTGGCGAGTTCCTGAATGCGGTTCCAGGCCTGGCCGATCAGGTCGACGCCGGAGCGGAAGGCCGGCGCTACCGTACCGGTGATGAAGTTTCCCAGCGCCGTGAAGATCGGCTTGATCCCGTTGTTCCACACGTTGCTGATCAGATCTCGGATGCCGTTCCATACCGGCTCGATCGTGTTGTGCCAGAACGTTGTGAACACGTCGGACAACGGGCCCTTGATGAATCCTACGACTGCGTCGTAGATGGCCTTGGTGTGCGTCCACCACGCTGAGACGATCGCACTGATGCCCTCGAATACCAGCTTGCAGGTCTCCTGGAAGCCCTTGATCAGGGGGGCGAGTGTGATTTGGATGAACGCGACCCAGAGCTTGAAGATATTTTCGACCACAATCCACGCGTCTTTAACGATCACGCCGATTGTCTGGAATGCCGGTTCAAAGATGTTATGCCATAGCCACATCACCACTGGGGCGATGACGTTTTTAATGATCGCTTCAAACAGGTTGAACTCGATCTGGATTCCGGCCCACCAGAGTTTCACCACTGAGAGCAGGGCGTTGAATCCGCCCTCGATCGAGGCCCATGCGGGCTGGATCGCGTTTGTCCACAGCCATTGAGCTGCGTCTCCGACCGCCTTGGCTGCCGAAGCGATGCCGTCGAAGGCTGGTTGGATCACCGAGTGCCAGAGGAACAGCGTTGCGGTTTTGATTCCCTCCCATGCGGCAATCACCGCATCGTGGAACCAGCCGACGTGGTTGAAGGCGAGAACAACTCCGGCCACAAGAGCCGCCACGGCCACCACGACAAGCCCGATGGGGTTGGCCGCCATGGCTGCATCGAGTAGGACCCACGCTTCCGCGAACGATCGAACCTGCGACGCGAGTTGGATGAATGCGATGGCCGTCTGGATTGCAGCCCATGCCTTCTGGACGACGATGACGGCCTCGATCGCCAGTTTCAGTGTGGCGATGGTTCCGACGAACGCGATGATCGCAGCCTTGTTGTTGTTCAGCACGGTGGCGAATCCAGCGATGTCCTGACCGAACTGGCGGACGATCACGCCTGCCTTCTCGAAGCCACCAACCAGGCCATCGCTGGTGACGTCCCCGGACTTGAGCGAGGCGAAGAACGCGCGAACGGCCAGGCCAGCCGTGTTCAAACCGCCCGTGAATCCATCGATCGGGCCCTTGCCTTGCAGGCCGGCGATGAACTCCTTGATCCCGGGAACGACCTGACCCGTGACGATGTGCACAAGGCTCGTGAAGGCAGGCAAGAGCGCGGCGCCGATGGTCGACTTCAGGTCATCGAACTGGGCAGTCAGAATCCGCTGCTGGTTGGCTAGACCGCCCGACGTCCGGGCGAAGTCGCCTTGCGCCGTCTTGGTCTGGTCGAGCACGAGGGCGTATGTGGCCTGCGCCTTCTGAGCAGGCGTCAAGGCGTCCTTGACGCTGGAAATCAGCCCGAGCTTCATCGCTTCGGTCTGAAGCGTAGCGGCGTTGATGTTGACGCCGTACTGACGGAGCGGCTCGGTCTCGCCAACCAGCCCGGAGCGGAGCGCCTCCAGTGCTTGCTCGGGTGAGGTGTTGTTGAACGACGCGAGGTCTCCGGCCAACTTGACCATGCTCGTGGACATCTTCGCGGCTTCGGGGCCAGGGAGCTTCAGCGCGACGAAGAGGTTTCCGAGCGTTCCTACGGCATCGAGGTAGGAGGCCTTGGACAACCCGAGGCTCGTTGCCGACGTCTTGCCGAAGTCGAGCACGGCCTGAGTCGACTTGCCGAAGACGACCTGAACCTTGTTCTGCGCCTCACTGACATCCGAGGCTGCCTCGATCGTGCTCTTGAAGAACGAGGCGATCTGACCCGTGGCCAAGCCCGCCGCGGCCACGGCGGCAGTTTTCAGCAGAGACGAGAACGAGACCCCGAACTGCTTGCCCGCGGCTTCGCCCGCCTTCCGCCCCATCTCGGCGGCAGGCTTGGAGATGCCGTCCGCATCCAGCCCCGAGGTGTCAGGCCGGATGCGGACGTACGCGTCAGCGAGCGAGACCATTACCGCTTCCTTCCCAGGCCAACAGCTAGGCGTCGCTCGTCATTGGCAGACATGCCCTCGGCACCGACGTCGCCATTGAGGTAGTCGGTGAACAACTCAAGGGCCTTGTCGACGTCGGGCAGATTGTCCGTGTCCCAGTCCTCGGGGTCAGTGGCCTGCGCCATGCGAGCGGCAATGACCTGCCGCTCGCGCAACGTGCGCTCCCGGATCTCGTCGGTCCAGAGCGCCTCGGCCACGTCGCACACCTCGGCGAGCGTCAGCCTGCCTGCCGCTCCATCTGCCGATGCTTGGCCGCTTCCCAGATCGTCATCGCCACGTCCGGGCGTCCCGACTCGTTCTCGATAGCCCGACGGTCCATCTCGGTGAGCGGTGAGACCGCGGTGGCCGGCGAGGAGGAGACGTCCGGAGATGTAGCCACGGCGCGCGCCTGCCCATCCGAGGAGCCGGAGGGCTGCACCGTAGGGCGCTTGGCCTTCGTCTCCACAACGGCCTTCATGACGGCCATCAGGTCGGTCGAGTCCTGACCGTTGTCGAGCGCTCCCTGCCAGAACGCGTCGAAGTCCTCGGGCGCGACCACGAGCTTCATCTGACGCTTCATGAACGTCATGGCCTCGGGGCTGTTCTCGTCAAGGCTCTGCGCGTACTCGGCGAAGTCCATCAGGACCAGGTCGGTCAGCGAGGGATTGATGCCGATCTCCGTGCCGAACCAGCCGAACGTGTCCCGGACCAGAGGACGGTACGTACCGAAGTCACCAATGCTCGCCATCAGATGCGCGCCTGACCGGCGACCCAGAAGATCCAGGGGTAGGTCGGGCTGACCGGGATCTCGAAGTTGAACTCCGCCGGGATGAGCGCGACGTTCGGCGCCTTGGCGAACTTGCTCTTGATCGAGCCGCTGGAGATCGTCTGGAACATCACGATGCGCATCGTGTGGTCAAGGGACTCCCACCCGATCATGGCCCGGACCTCGGCACCCGGGACGGGCGGGGTGAGGCTGGTGAGCTGCGTGGCGGTGGTGCCCGACACGATCGTGTACGCCCCACCGTTCAGGGCATAGCTGTAGTTCTTCAGGGCGAAGTGCTGCATCGAGAAGGCGATGGACCCCGACCGGTCGGTGGTGAAGTACTTGATCGGGTCGAAGAACTCGGCGGACTTGACCGGCTCGACCTTGATCTCGTAGTTGAACTCCGAGCCGTCGTCGGTGGCCCCGAGGGAAAGCCACGCGACCGGCCACGCGTCGGTGAAGACGGAGCCGGTGACGGTGTTGGTCGGCAGAGTGCTGGCGAGCGGAGCCCAGTACAGGAACCCCGCATCGTTCAGCAGTGACGGAGTGGCGGTAGCACCGGGCATCTCAGTTCTCCTTCTTGGCGGCGGCCTTGGCCGGCGCGGGGCGGTTCGTCTTCACGGCAGCGCCGGGGGCGGACCGCATGACAACCTCGTTGTTCGGCACCGTGCAGGCGGGCTGGCCCGGAAGGTCGGGCGGGCAGTAGTGGCGCAGGGTCACCACGGAGCCGTCGGGGTCGACGTTGCTCGCGGGGATCGGGTGGCCGATGTCGTAGGCCAGCGTGTTGCCGACCCAGATCTGCTCGGCGGCAGCCCAGGTGCCGTACTCGGCGGACTGCTCGGCGCGGCGGGCTTCCATCGCCACGAAGGGGTCGACGGGCGTAGTCATGAGAAAAGGCCTCCAAGGCACAACGCGACGGGACATCTGGTAACTGCGTCTTGCGGGTCACGCGTCGCTTGCCTTGCAGGCCTTACCTGCCGACAGCGTACGACGGTGGTGCGCGTGAGGAAAGTGGGCATCAGTCCAGAGCTCCGAGGCCCTTGCGCATGTAGCCCTTGTTGCGGCCCTTCTGGTTCTGGATGCGCCCGTAGTAGGCGGCCTGACTGCTGGCCACCTTCCGGCGCTTGCCCTTCTGGAGCGGGCCGATGATCGCGACCTTGCCCTTGGCGGCCTTGGATTTGGCGCGCGAGACGACGTCGGCGTAGGGCCCGTCGGCGTCCTGGCTGAGGTAGGTGCCGATCCGGGAGCGGAGGTACCCCGCCTGCCGGCCGTGACTGCCGTGCGAGCTCACGGGAGCAGCGGCCTTGTCGGCACGTTCCACGACCTTGGCCTTCTTGTAGAGGAACTTCCCGACCGGGCTGTCCTTGGTGGCCTTGAGCGCGTCGAGGGCGGCTTGGTCCACGACGACCTTCACCGTGACCTTGGTGCCGTTGCGGTCGGTGGTGGTGAACGACTGCGTGAACTTGCCGCCGGTGCCTACCACAGGACGGCGCTCGTTACCTTGATCTCGAACGAGACCTGCGCGTAGGCGCCGTCTTCGAGCTGGTCCATGACCCAGGAGAACCCGCCGATCTCGGCGAGGCCGGGCGGCTGGATTGCACCCTTGAGCGTCCGGTCGGCGCGGATGGCCGCGGTCACGATGTCGTACACCGCCGCGGTGTCGGTTATTTTGGAGCGCAGGTCGTCGGAGTCACCGTCCCACGTCTGGATGAAGCACGTGATCGCGTAGTCCTCCTGCGGGGTGCCCTCGCCGCCGAAGCGTTCGGTGTTCCCCTGCACCGCCGACTGATCCTCGTCCTCGGAGTAGCCGACAACGACGAACGTGCGGGGCGGGTCGGTGACGGGCATCGGGCCGTAGTAGACCGTCACGACGGGCAGGGCCGAAGACAGCGCCGACGAGACAAGATCGAACGCGCCATTGATCGCTGCGGGGATGCTGGTTGCTCCGGGCATCAGAACATCGCCGCCCTCTTGGGGCCGAGCAACTCTCGCACCCTGTTCGGGAGTGAGAAGCCCAGCTGGACAGCGGCCATGTCGTCCTCGGGACCGGTGCCACGTGCACGCCGGTTGCGCCCCTGCTGGCTGTTCCGCCAAAGGTGCGCGGTCAGTTCGAGGTAGGCCAGCCGGATGTTCGGAGGGACGGGCCCTGTCCGGCCGGAGATGTAGACGACGTCCGCCGTGTCGCCCTGTCCGGTGAACGGGATCGGGTACCCGCCGGCCCCTGTCCGCTCCACGATCCCGGTCGGGATGTCGAATCGGTACGTGGACGGATCAAGGGTCACCATCGCCGCGGCCGAGTAGTAGACCTTCAGGGACGTGATGCTAATGACGGGACGGTTGGTCAGGATCAGGCGGTAGCCGTCGATCGACAGCGTCTCGGTGTACGACGTGGGGACGACGTCACCGACCTCGCGGGTAATCACGGCCTGCGCCGCGTCCATGAAGTCCTGAATCTCGACGTCGTCAGCGGTGTTCTGCTTGTTCATGTGCAGCTTCGCGTCGGCGAGGCTGGAGATCCGGCGGGTGATGGCCAGCACGTCGAACTGGCCGTCGTCCACGCCGATGGCCGCACCGGACGCCGTCCACAGGTAGAGCCAGGTGCCTGCCTGGTTGGTCGTCACATTGCAGGAGTAGGTGCCCGTGCCCGTGTTGGTGATCGTCAGAGTCACGCCGGAAACGAGCGTGGTGCCGTCAGGTCGGGTGACGGTCAGGCTCATCGTGGCGTTGGTCGGGGCGCCGAGTATGTCGGTGACCGTGGTGTTGAGCACGACCTGCTGGCCGAGCGTGTAGCTCATCGCGGACCTCCCGGGGCCGAGACTGCGGACAGGAGAGTGCCGGACGGACGGACAGCGGACGTGAGCGGCCAGCGCGCGGACGGGACAGAGGACAGGACAACGGACGGGACATTGACCCCTGGCTGAAACCCGATCGCGGACAGTGCTCCCGTGGCGGACAGGACAGCCGTCCCCCGGATGATCATCGTGGGGACAGCGGACAGGACGCCCGCTCCGGACAGCAGAGCCGTCGCCTGCTGCCTGGCCAGAGCGGACAGCGTCCCCGTGGCGGACAACGTGGCGTTCACCCCGGCGGACTGACTTCCGGCCGCGGACATCGATCCGGCGCCCGCCATGGTGGCGGAGCCGCTGATCACGACGGAGCCCGCTGCGGTGAGCACGCCCGCTCCGACCGCCGTGGCAGAGGATCCCTGCGTGGCACTGGCCGTGAGCGAGCCTGCGCCCGCTCCGGTCGACGCCGCTCCCTGGCGGGCTGCCGCATTCAGGGAAGCCGCTCCGGCCAGCGTGGAAGTTGCGGCCTGCACCGCCGCTGCCGTCAGCGCTCCCGAACCGGCGACAGCGGCGGTAGCTCCTTGGCCGGCCAGTGCCGACAGCGCGCTCGCGGCGGCCATCGTCGCCGACCCGCTCACGGCCCCGTTGGCCGTGGCCACGAACGTGCCCGAGCCCGTCATCGTGGCGGTCACGAGTTGGTTGACGACCGAGGACAGCGAACCCGCGCCGGACAGGGTAGCGGATCCCGCGATGAAGGCGGATGCGGACAGTGATCCGGAGCCGGACAGGACAGCGGATGAACCTTGCCGGACGGTGCCGGACAGGATGCCCGCTCCGGACAGCGTGGCCGCGCCCGTGATCGCCCCTGCGGCGGACAGGATGCCCGCCCCGGTGAGGGTGGCCGTACCGGAGACGACCAGCAGGCTTGCGGCGGACAGGGCTCCAGCGCCCGCCATGGTGGCGGATCCGGTGATGATCTGCGTGCCGGTCGCGGACAGGATGCCCGCACCGGTCATCGTGCCCGTTGCGGACTGAGTGGCCGCGGCGGACAGGGCCCCGGCGCCGGCCATCGTCGCCGCGCCTTGGATGCGCTGCACGGCTACTGCGGACAGGGTTCCCGCACCGACGAGGTTGGACGTCGCGCCCTGGGTCGCGGTCGCGGTGAGGGCGCCCGCTCCAGCTTCCACGGAGGCCGTGCGCTGCGTCGCAGGAGCGGAGAGCGTACCGGCGCCCGCCATCGTCGCGGTCCCGTTGACGGTGACCGCAGTCGGCTGGCGGAGGAGCAGGAGGAGCGTCACGTCGACCGCTGCAAGCCGAAGTACGGGCCGGTGTTCGTCAGGACGGCACCGGTCGGGAAGGCGGACGGAAGGGCGCCCGCGGTCTGGCCGGTGAGCTTCCAGCCGACCGGGCGACCCGAGGCGCCCGCGCCGATCAGGCCCGTGCTCTGGACTTGCGGCATGCCGAGAGCGGGACCGGCCATAGTGGCGTGAGTCGCCGCAGGGCTGCCCGCGGTCACGGCGTCGTACTTGAAAACGAGCCAGTAGAGACCAGGGTCGGGAGCCCACTGGTAGGACCCACCCGTGCTCGACTTCAAACCGAGCCCGCCCGCGGTGTTGATCGTGAGAACGCCCGCGATCGTGATCTCCTGCATGATCGTGTTCGGGTAGCCCTCGACGTTCAGGTCGTTGTACATCCCGAAGCGCAGGTTGGCGGAGGCGCCCGTGCCTGCGGCGATGACTTCCATGCCCCAGTTGACCCAGCGCGTGTTGCCCTCGGTGACGTAAAAGGGGTACGCGTACATGTCCCCTGCGGTCGGGGCGGTCGCGGTGGCCACGGTGTCGAACTGCGTGGTGTACCAAAGGGCAGAGCGCACCGGAAGGCGTGGCGAGGAAGCCTTGCGCGCCGGGGTGTTGAACTGGGCGGCCAGCCCGTAGGTGCCCTTAGGGCTCAAACGCTGGCAGGCCTCGTAGAGCGCATCGGCACACAGGCCGGCACCCAGGTCGTTAGGGTGCAGACCGTCGGAGAACTTGGTCGCGTCCGCCTGGAGCTTGCCGTCGAGGTCGGCGACCTGGACCATGCCGTCGAACTCGGCCACCACCGTGGCGAGGTTGGCGTTCCATGCCGCCACGTCAAGGTCGAAGCTTCCCTGCTGCGCCGTCCAGCTCGGGTACTTCACCGTGTACTGGCCCGACGGGAGGCGCGGGATGTTCGCGATGATGACGGGCGGAGGGCTGAGGGACTCCAGCCACGCGCAGTCGTAGTAGACGAGCCCGACGTTCGCCGTGACCGTGGCGATGATCGTCTGGCTCGCGTTCGAGCTGGTCAGGTTCGTGACCCGCTTGACGACCGGGATGTTACTCAGGGTCGCCGACGGCATGATGTTGTCGGTACTGATCGTGCCCGTCACGCCCGCCGTACCGGAGAACGTCACCGTGCCGCCGTTGGAGCCGGGGCGCCCGATGAAGTTCATGACGACGGGCTCGCCCTTGTAATCGGCAGGCAGCGTGATCGTGACGGTTCCACCAGTGGTCGAATGGAACCGCTCGGTGCCCGAGCTGGCGAAGTCCGTCTTGCCGGTCTCCGCCGTCCACGTGCCGCCGTAGGTCGCCTGAAGGTTGCCGGTCGCCGTGTCGTTCTCGGCGTAGAAGGCAGCACGCCAGCGGGAGATGATCGCGCGGAAGGCGATCAACTCGGCGGCGAGAATCTGCGTGGACGCCCCACCGAGCGAGCCGAGGTCGTTGATCCCGTGCACGATGACGAGAGCGCCACCCTGGCCCGTGTACGGGTACGTCTTGTTCGGCATCTTGCCGCCGGACGTGTACCGCCAGAGCGTTCCCCAACCGCCCTGCGCCGAGCCCTCAACGAGGATGCGGGAACCCGCCACCGAGTACTTGTTCCAGTTGGTGTACTCACAGTCCAGACGCTGCCGGAAGATGGCGTCCATCCGGCCCGTCTGGTCGTACGAGCCCGCGAGGCCGTCACCGTACGAGTGGCTGAAGAACGACCAGACGTCGGGAAGCGGGACGGTCGCCCGGGGAGTGAGCGCCATCAGGCAGCCGTCCCGAGCGTGTAGTAGAGCACCGATCCCGCCGTCCGGCCGAGCATGGACACGGCCAGTTCAGCCCACGCGATCGGCACCTCCCACCGGTCGCCCGGATCGAGGTACCAGTCGTGCACGGCGGTCGTCGGGGCCGTACTGCCGAAGTTCAGCCACACGCGGTCGGTCAGCAACTCGGCGTTGAAGAGCATCGCCACGCGGGTCACGTCGGCTGCGATCTGGCTCGTGCTCGCGGTGAGCGAGAGCGTCCACGAGCTACGGGTCAGGGCAGAAGCGGCATCGAGGCGAACAACCTGAACCTGCGTGGATCCCGCCGTCGCGAACGTCTCGATGTTGTTGCCCGAACCAGAGGTGACGGGAACGGATGAATACGCCATGGGTCACCCCCGGTCGGTTCGAGGGATCAGGTCAGCGAAACAGCGAGCGCGGCGATCGCGATCTGGAAGGTGTTGCCGTTGGCGACCGAGATGGGCTGGCCGGTGAACGGGCCGTACCACCAGCGGAGCGGCGTACCGGCGGAGTCCCAGATCTCGACGGAGACGATGGACCACGTGCCACCGGACGCGTTCGTCCAACTGAGCGCGGACGTGGCCGGTCCTGTGGTCGCGCCGGAGGCTGCGGCGGAGAAGGTGTTGCCGGACAGGGACGTGCCACCGGTCGTGTAGCCCGAGCCGGTCAGTTCGGTGCCCGCCGCGGTGGCCGTGCTGAGGGTCGACGTCAGCCGCACCTTGGCCGGCGTCGTGAACATCGTCGGGGCGCTAGTGCCCAGTGTGAGATTTAGGATCAGGTTCGCCTGCGCCTGCACGATCGCTGCCATTGTCGCCACCCTTCATGGACTCGGAGATAGCGGACAGAGTGGCTGCGCTCGGGCCATCGGCCCGCTGGACTACTTCGCCCGATGGGTCGGTGACCGTCCAGCCGGGCTCGAACTCGGTCATGGCTGCCTAGTTGGTCTCGTAGGCCTGAACCTGGAACGTGAATGAGGGAGTGGTTCCGCCGATCGCGTAGACCACCCGGTAGAACTTCGCCCGGTCAGGGAACGTCTTCACGACGTTCTTCGTGGTCGTGATCTGCGCGAACGCGTCCGGGGTCGTATCGGTCTGAGCCCAGATGGTGCCGTCCGGGGACCACTCGATGCTGATGTCCAGCGTCGGAGTGGTCCCCGTGGCGGCGGTGACGCTGACAAGGATGCTGACCGTGTCGCCCGTGTCGTCAACGGCGGTGGCTGCGTTCCCTGACGTGGTCCGTGCCGCGGACGGCAGGATCACGAGCGTCTGATAGGCCATGTCAGAGAGGCTTGCTCGGGTCGTCCACCCGCGACTTCGGGTGCACGGTCTGATCGGTGTCGTCCGACCCGGCCGCGACTGACGGCTCACGCAGGCCCTGCGGCGCGTGGTCCATTTCCCGGAGCTCGGCTTCGGTGTAGGACGGGGGCACGGGCTGCGGAGGGGTCTCCACGAGCGCGCCTTCCTGCGGGACCTGGTTGTACGGGTTAGGCAGGAACGCTGCCTCGCCCGCCGCGGTCGCGTTCTTGATCGCCGCGGCCTGGTCCTTCTCGACCTGCCTGGCAGCCTCGACGGCAGCTTCGCGAGCCCCGACGTGATCGCCGCGGTAGCCGACCATCTTGCTCGCGTTCGACTTGACGTCGCTCTCGGACGGAGCGGCAGTCGGGGCGTCCGTCGACGTGGTCGACGGCTTGGTGGTCGGTTCGTCCGCCTTGCCCTGCGTGGTAGCCATTGCTATTCCTTTCACCGATCAGGGTGGATGCGGACGGGTTAGTTGGCGGCCATGGTGCGGAAGGCACCGGGGACGAGGCAGTCCCCACCGACACGCCAGAACGCGAACCAGCCACCGCTACCCGTCGGGCGCGAGGTGGTCGGGTCCTTGACCATGGGCTCGTACATGACGCTCATGCCGATGCGGTCGACAATCGCGTACTGGCTGAAGTCGCCATAGACGGCGAGCTTGGTGCCGGCGGTGACCGCGTAGGGGATCGAGGTCGACTCGTAGATGTTGCCGCCGAGCAGCATCTCCGGAGCGCCCTGACCGAGGTTGGTCCAGTAGGACGAACCACCGGCGGTGTCGAAGCCGCGAGCCTTGTTGATCACGGTGAGGCTCGTGACCCAGCTCGCGTTGCTGCGGAAGCGCGGGGGCAGCGCGGCCTGAAGGGAGAAGATGTCCGCGAGTCCGGTCGAGGTGCTCGACAGGCCGGTGACGTTGGTCGTACCGGTCGTGTTGACCGTGGTGGTCGCCGCGACCGTGATGCCCTTGGGCTGGCCCGAGCCGGTGCCGACCGCGAACGCTGCCTCTTCGAGGCGGTCCTTGGCGTCCGACAGGAGCATCGGAACCTCGGTCGCGAAGTCACTGTCTTCGAGGATCTCGTACGAGCCGAACACCCACGCCGAAGCCTTCTGCGGGGTGATGACGATGTTCGAGAACGTGGGCGAGTTGTCGCCGACCACGCCGGACTCAGCCAGCCACGCGGCGTTCATACCCGCCGACGCGACGCCGTTCCACGTGTTGGTCGCGGTCGTCTTGACGTTCGCGATCCGGCGGTACGGGTTCAAGCTGCCCGCGTTGGTGAGAATGATCGACGGGTCCAGCGTGAACGGAACCAGGTAACCACCGTTGGCGGAGGTCAGGCTCAGGCTCGCGCGCTGGAGGTTGGTCGGGTCGCTCATGAACGACTCGAACGCGTCGTAGTACTCCTGGCTACCGGTCATCAGCATGTGCCGGGCGATCAGGGCACCCTGCTTCTTGCCGGACTTCTGAATCAGGCCGGTCGCCTGCTCGCGGCTGTCGTCGGGCAGCCAGGCCGGCGCCTGCTCGATCGCGTCGCACGCCCGGGACATGAACTCGTTCGGGGTGAGGGTCATGGACCGGACGGCGTCCATGTTCTCGTACGGGTCGCGCTTGTGGGACTGGCCACCGTAGCCACGGCGGATCTGCGTGCGGTCGTCGCCACCGTCTACGCCGCTGACTCCGCTGAGGGAGGCGACCGAGGACGTCATGCCCGTGTTCACCGAGGCGGCGCGGACGGCCTCCATGCGGGATTCGAGCGCGAGCAGGCGGAGGTGCTCCTTCTGGCCGGCCTCGAACTCGTCCAGCAGGGTGCCCGAGCGCGACAGGTCGTCGTCGGTCGGAGCGTCGTCCTGCTCTTCGATGGCGGTCAGTTCCGCCTTGATCTCCGTGAGCCGGTTACCGAGGATCTCGCTACGGCGCGGGGCGCCACCACGGATCAGGTAGATGGGCCGTCCGTCGGCGCGGTGGCCGATGACGATTTTGCAGTTGGCTGCCATGCCAGCACTCCAGAACGCTCGATCCGGTCACGGATCAGTTGGCGGTTTCGCTCGGAGTGCTCGTGCGAGTCCGATGCGGCGCCGGGCGCGGGTGCGGTGGCAAGGGGCGCCGGGTCGCCTAGGCGAGTGGCGCGGTTGAGAAGCATGTTGAACAGCTTCTCGGCTAGCTCATCTTCGGACATGATGGCACGTTCGCCAAGCATGGCGGAACGCATGCTGACGATTTCGGCACCGGAGTACGCAGGGAACGGAGTCGGGCCGTACTCCTTGAGGCCCAGTTCCATGCGGCTGATCGTCGGCAGATCGCCCCCGCGCTGCTTCGGAACACGGTCCGGATTGCTCCGGATGATGCGTCCGGTAAAGGAGTATCCCGGGATACCGCCGTTGCCGATCGCCTCCAGTACGACGTCGGCCATCGGCGAATTGTTGTAGCGAGTGACCGTGAGCAGGCCCTTGCGGTCAGCGGTGATCGAGGTGGGGACACCGATCGGGATCGAGCCTGCCTCGGACGGGGTGCCGTGGATCGTCATGCCGTGGTTGTAGAAGACGCCCGCCTTCTGGCCGGCGCCTTTGATCGTCCGGTTGAACGCCGTCCGATCGATCGTCTCCATGTAGTGGCCATGGCCGTCCGAGATCTCGGCGGGCTGATCGAACACCGCGGCGTAGGCAGTGACGGTCCGGCCCTTCACTTCGAGGTCGGCCAGCGGAACGCCGCGGGAGATGTAGTCGGTCATGAGGTCGCCTTCCCTGCGGGTATCGCCTTGGCCTTGCCGTTGAGTGCGGGTGGTTCGTCCTGCTTCGGATCGTCCGGGGCTGCGTCATCGGGTGGACCGCCGAGCGCGGCCGGGACGGGAGCGGGTGGCGGCTGGTCGGGAACGGGCAACTGGAGCTGCACGCTATACAAACCAGAATGCGACAAAAGAGACCAATCGCCGTTGGCGAGCAGGGCAGCCTGCGCGGACTTTGGCTCCCAGCCGGAGTTGATCAGGGTCTGCATCGTGCTCGCGTTGGTCTGCATGACCTGGGCGGCTTCTAGACGATCCTCACGGAGGAACGCAATGTCCCTGTCGTCGTACCAAAGGATCGCGCCCGGCGGGACCTTGAGCAGGACAGCCAGCGATCCCGCCACGTTCTCCCAGAGGAAGCGCAGGGTGATGTCCGCGTAGGCGCGCTTGGCCTGCGAGTAGTTGCTGTAGGTGGCCGCTTGGAGGCCTTCGCTCAAACCGACGATGATGGGCGGGACGCCCGCCGCTCCCGCGATGCGGGTCTCTACCCGGCCCGTGACCTGGGAGAAGTCGATCTGCTTCAGGTCGGTGCCGATGACCGTGGCATCGACGCCACCGCCGATGTGCAGGGAGCGGTACGCGTTGGCAACGCCCCGGTGCTGCTCTTCGAACAGGCTCTTCATCGCACGGACCTCGTCCACGGGGACGTCGGGGTCGTAACGGAAGAGGGTCTGAAGCGTGGCGCCGTTCTCGAAGAACGCGTTCCGGTGATTCGTCGCTGCGTTGTCGCCTTGGATTTCACGCAAGAGCGGCGTCAACCAGGACATGCCCTTCCACGAGCACTCGGGATCCGGGATCGGCGCGAAGTGGCAGATCTCCTCAGGCAGGAAGATTTCCATCTGATCCTTGGACGCCGCACCGTACGGACCGCCCGGCCAGTAGATGTAGCCGATGATCTGCGAGTCGACGTCGTCGGGGTTGCCGTTCGGCTCACCCTCCACGCCACGGATGATGTAGACCCAGTCCGGTCGGAGGCGGCGCAGGTTGCCGTTGCGCAGCGTCCAGTACGAGTTACCCGCGAGATCGGCATCGATCAGCATGCGGGTCAGCAGGTCGCCCGTGGTTCCGTTCGTCCACGGGATCTCCAGCGGTTCGAGCTCCTGCGTGCCGAACAGGTCACCGGGGCGGCCGGACGTCATGCGGCGGAACTGGAACCGGGCCTGCGCGAAGATCGAGAACCGGGCGCGCATGCACTGGAAGACGACCGCATTGCCCTTCATCGCGCCGTTGGCGAACCCCAGGAAACTCGGGTCGATCCGCTCGGTGCGGTTGGGGACGTCGGTCGGGATTCCGAAGTACTGGCGGCCGGCGAAGTTGAAGGTCTGATCCTGGGCGTCCAGCCCGAGCGCGTAGGCCCGCTCGATCGTGTCCGGCCACTGCACCGCGGCCACGGCGGACGATGGTCGGCCGAGCATCCGCTGGAAGATGTTCGCCATCAGGCCCGCTTCTCGTGCTCGTCGTACTGGGCTCGCGCGTCATCACGGGCGGCTTCGGCGGACGGGTGGAGCTCGGACGCGAAGATACGAGCACAGCGGCAGACGACGTCGGCGACGAACAGTTCGGGTTCGGGCTTGTCGTCGTTGCGCTCGTGGATGGCGAGGATCGAGTGAGTGGTCATGCGTCCGTCCGAGCGGCGATCGTCTCATCCCACTGGGCGACGAGTTCGTCAGTGACGGGCATCAGTTCGTAGCGCTCGAACGGGTAGACGTAACCGTGCCGTGCCGCTTCCTCGATCTCGGCATGCAGCTCATCAAGCTTGGCCTGAGCCGCTTCCACTGAGTAGTGGATCATCGGGTCGACGGCCAGCCACTTGGGCTGGCGCACGCCGATCGGGGCTTGAATGGCTACGCCCGCGATCAGGTACCGCTGCCCACCAGGATGAACGGTTCGCGTTTGCGCTTCGGGGCGTTCTGGTGACCCCAGAGGGCCAGCGTCAGAGCCCACAGTGGGCTGATGTCCACCGTGATCGACTTGCGGTTCCACGTCCACGCTCCCTCGCTGAGAATCTTCTGACGAGCGCCTGCAAGGGCGAGCGCGACGGGAGCCTGACCGCGATGCCGGATGGACATACTGTCGGTGGCAGCATCATAGAACCCAGTACACGCTTGCGCCTCATCCATGCTTGACGGCGTCATCAGGAGTTTTTCCATTCTGAGTCCGATCAGCATCTCCCGGATATCCGAGACAAGGCTTCCGGCGGGACCTCTGGGGCTGATCACCACACCGCGCGCCTTGTGGTTCTGTACCAACTCCTTGAGCCGATCGAGTACCCACGACGTCCCGTTGCCGTGTGCGATCAGCTCGACCGCCGGATGGCCATCGTCGTTCAGACCGGACACGCCGATGGACGCCCGGGACCGGTCCGGGGTGACGTCGACGGAGAAGACGACGGGGTCCTTGATCTTGGCCGCGCTGACCAGTTCGGCCCAGACCTTCTGCGGGATGACCGACCACGAGTCGGCGGTGACGGGCCAGTTGCCCACACCGAGTCGCTCCCGGGCGAACGCGATCGGGTCCATCGCGCGCTGCTCGCCGACGATGTAATCCTCGGTCAGACCCGTGCCGTTACTGCGCTTGATACCGAGAGCAGGGTTGGCCGCAGCCCAGCCCTGACGGTCGAGCGGGTCGTAGTTGTTCTCGTCCACGGACCATTCGAGGTAGGCGAGCTTGCCATCCTCGGGATCTGCGGCAATGGCGCGGTTGCGGACGTCGGCCAGCGCGGTGCTGATCTCCCAGCCGGCGGAGGAGGAGTACCAGAGCTGAGGGTTGGGCTTGCTGGACATCGTCGGGAGCATGGCTGAGATGTCCTGGCTGGCCAGGTTGTACGCCTCATCGAAGTAGATCGTGTCGCCCGAGAAGCCACGGCCGGAGCCGGAACCGCGCGCCATGAACTTCAGACGAGGGCCCGTACCGCCTCCGCCGCGGGCTGTGCCGAAGAGCTCGATGCCCTCTTCACCGTGGGACGTGGGCATCCGCTTGACGCGCTTGCGGAGGGCATCGGAGTTGGTGATCAGTTCCCGGATGCGGATGAACGCTTCGAGCGACGAGTTGAACTTGTTGGAGGAGTGCAACTGCAACCGCTCGGCGAAGAGGAAGAGGCCGGCGAGTTGACGGGCTTCGAGGATGCCGTTTTTGCCGTTCTGCCGGCTGACCACCAAACCGAGCTCGAACGCCGCCCAGGTGCTGTCCGGTCGGACGGCCAGCGCGACCCGGATCACGAGCTTCTGCCACGGGTCGAGCGTCAGCCCCGCGCTCTCGGCCAGGTCGATGCACGCATCCGCATGCCAGTCGTCCACCACGGAGGACGACGGCTGAAACAGGATGCGTGGCGTCTGCACACCGAACAGGGTCACGGTTCGCAGTATGGCTCAAGACACGCAGAAGCCCCGGCGCCCGGCGCGGTTTTATGCGCGCTGGCATTCCGGGGCTTCCGCACCCAAGCACCAAACTCAACCCGTAGTCAGGATAGCGGGTTTTCGTCCTCTAGGACCAAGCCGCCATCTTCCCCAACCGTGTACAGCATCTTGCAGCCGTCCGGAAATTTAACCTCGACGTGATCCCCGGCTGGACGCCCCCGGCCGTACCAGGTCAGTCGCTCCGGCGAGAGATCGAAGCGGGCATGGCCTACGTGCTCCAGAGGCCGAAGCTTCGGCCGACGACCGATCCTGATGAAGAAACGGCCGATCCGGAATTGTCGCTCGGTCACGTCTAGCGCACCTCGGGCTCAGGGATGACGACACTCGGCTTGAGGATGACCTTGTAGTGGTTCGGGCTGACGCCGGACGTACCGAGCTGCTCGTACCACCAGAGCACGTTGTCGGACTTGCCGAGCGCGTTGCGCTTGTACTCGTTGCCGACCTTGCAGGTCACGGTCATGCGCTCGGTGTTGCCGGGGTCGACCGAGCAGAACCCCTCGATCACCATGATGTATTTGTCGAGGATGGCGTTGTAGAACACCACGCGCCGATTGACCTTGAAGTTATCGGCATCCTTGTCGAGGTTCTTGTTCACGACGTCGCTGTCGTTCGAGCAGCCCGTCAGTACGAGCAGCGCTGCGGCGATGACGGCGATCAGGATCTTTTTCATGCTTGCCCTCCGGTTGGTGGTCACGCGATCAGGGTCCACGGACCGCAGTTGCTGGTCTTGAAGTACTCGCCCTTTCTGAGGTTCACGTACGAGCGTCCGGGCGGGGCGTCGTTGGTGATGAACGCCTTGTCGCCCGGCTGGGCGTTCGGGTCGGTGGTGAGCTGCCAGTAGCAGAACAGGCCACGGTCGGGGCCGGAGGACTGGTAGCGACCGGCGGGGGCATCCGTGCCGATCAGCCATTGACCGTCCTTGAGCCCCTTGGCGGTGGCCGGCGCGACCGCGGTGGCGGTCGGCGTGACCGGTCGCGGGAGGTTGACCTTGGGAGCCCCGCCGTCACTGTTCCCAAGGACGGACGAGCCGACCCCACAGCAGACCAGCAGGAGGAGCAGGGCGATCGCTCCGATGAGCACGCCCTTGACTGTCTTGCTCATCGGAAGTCCCTCGCTTTGAGCTTGGCCATCCGGCCGTCGGGGTGATGCCAGACGATGCCCTCGAACGGGAACCGGAGATCCGAGCTCGCCATAAGCGCCTTGAACGCCTCGAATGTCCGGCCGCCCGTCGGCTCCTGGAGCCGGGGCGCATCGGCGTGCCGGATCAACGCGTGGTGGTCGTACTGCTCTGGATTGCCGTTGATCTTGGGGCCGATCAGCTCGTACGTGCCCTCTGGCATGACCGGCTCGCCATGCTGGCGCGCCTCATCGAACATGCGGAAAAACGGTGAGGCTGGGATGGCTTCCCATCCGACCGTCTTGCCGGTCACCTCGTCCGTGCCGATCGCCTGGAACGTCGGAGGAATTGGTTTGCCCGGCTTGACCTCCCTACGCCCCCACCAAGTCAGACCGTCGTACATCACGCACGTTCCGTCGCACTTGCGGGTCGGCGTGCCCTCGCCCGCGAGCACCCATTCGCAGCCCGGGGTGACCTCAGGCAGGACGTGCCTACGGTCGTCAGGGTCGCGCTGGAACAGGGTCGGAATCTTTCTCATGGTGCGACCTTTCGCAGACGTTTGGCGACACGGGACTGGAAGCGGCGGGCGCGCCACAGGCGGATGCGCGCACGGAGGATGCGGTTTGGTGCGTAACGACGCTCGGGCCGGAAGATCGGGTCATCCGGCGTGCGAGACGTCAGTTCGGAATTCAGGTCGGACGCGTGGGTCAGCGCGCCGTGAAAGGTGAGGAACGCTCGCCTCGACTCGTGGTCGCGGATCGGGAGGTGGGACAGCGGGTGCACCGCACGGACCGTCCACTTCCGGATCACCGGACCATCCTCGGTCGGGCAGTCGCGGGCAGGATGCATCCGCAGAGGTTGCAGCGCCAGTACCAGGCGGTTGGAACCAACTCGCCACTCACGCGGGCCAGCCGCCCTCGGGGGCCTCATAGGTCGCGTGGAGGACTTCAAGGTCACACGGGTAGAACTCGCCCTTGACGCCGCAGATGATCCACTGACCGGCGGCTACGCCTACCCACGTGCCGTGCAGGCGGTCGAACACCTCGGCGATCACCGTGCGGGATTCGGCCTGGTACGGCTCGTCCAGCAGATGGAAGTTCTCGACGCCGGTGAAGTCCTTCACCTGACCCGGGTTGGTCCCGTAGAACGGGGTCGCCGTCACCGTGACGGGCTTCTTGGTAATGCGGTACTCGGTCATGACTTCCTCTTCAGGGTCGGGCGGCCGTAGCGGTCCTTGGAGACGACTTCGAGCAGGCCATCGGCGACGGCTTGGATGAGCACGTCCTTGGCGGTGCGCCAACTAATCGGGCTGGTTCGGCGCATCGCGACGATGACGTCACGGCGGTCGATCTCGCCCGCCTCGCCGATCGCGAGCCACGCTGCGGCCCATGCGTCGGCCGTGTTCGGGCGGAGGTTCTCGGGGCGGGTGCGGCGCGGAACGGCCGGGATCGGGTCGGTGGTCACTTGGCCCTCGCTTCGTCCAGCTCATCGAGCAGGCCCAGGACGACGGCGGGGGTAGCGGCCAGGAAGAACGCGAGTCGCTGGGCGGAGGGGCGGCCGGGCCATTCCTTCGGTCCAGTGGCCAGTTGCTCGGCAGCGGCTTCGGCGGACGCTCGGAGTTCGGCGTGCTCAGGCATTGGCTTCCTCCATTCCAGGGAGCGGCTCTTGCGGGGCGAATCCGATGGCAGACTCCGGGACGTTCCACTTCTGCCGGCGACGCTTCATCAGGTCCATGTAGGCGGAGTACGCCGTTGACTTGTGCTGCGTGAAGCCCAACCCCTTGCAGTAGTGGTCATTGCGGAGGAGCGACTTGCAGACCCGGCGCCAGGACGGGGCGAGCCGCTGGGCTTCCAGCTCGTAGGGCGACTCGTCCGGGATGCCATCGGAGTAGCCGCGCTCCACCCACCACTTCTCGTGCAGCATGATCTTGTTGCGGTAGTGCTCAGAGACAGAAGGCGGCATCGAAGAGACGAGCAACTCGGCGAACGAACGCCAGGTGTGTCCGTCCGGCTTGGTGATCTTGCGGTAGCCGTTGACGTTGCCCCACTCCTGCACATAGAGGCTTCCGCCGTTCGCGCCGTTCACCCGGGCGACCACGCGAGCCCACGTCTCCGGCTCGATCAGGTGGAACAGCCAGAGACCGCGCCGCTGGTCGTCGCCGTACGGCTGGCAGATGCGCATCTGGTTAATCGTCAGTCCGGCCATGCCCATCAGGTCGTAGAGCCGGTTGTACGGACGGTCGGGGTTCTTGCCGTGATACGTCCAGATGTCCGCCGTCTTCCAGTCGTAGATCGGGTAGACGTTGTGGACGTGGTCGGTGACGAGCGTGGTCCACTGCTTGCCCTCGGCCGTGACCTTGTTGCGGCTCGCGATGGTGCGGTACCGGTTGAGCGACTCGTCCGCCCGGATGCCGACCATGCAGGCCGTCGGCTCGCCCTGGCTGTACCACTCGCCGAAAAGCGGGACGAACTCCTCGAACTCCATGCCGCGCTCAAACCACGGGAAGAACTCGGGGTCGGTGATCGGCAGGGCGGTCAGGCCCAGGTCGGGAGGCTGGCGGATCCACGCGTCCTTCTGATCGGGATCCCAGCACTCCCACTTGGGCTGATAGACGGAGACGGCGTTGCGGAGCGCGATCGGCAGGCAGACCCAGTACGGGTCTGCCACGTCGGCGTAGTCCTCGAACATCTTCCGGCCGTGCTCGATCGTGACCTGGTACTGCCCCTCAAGGTCAACCAGCAGGAGACCAAATCGGCGCCCGCGCTTCCGGGCCTCGTCCGCGATCAGGTGGACCATGACCGTGCTGTCCTTGCCTGCGGAGTAACTGGCGTAGACGCGCGGGAAGCGGTCGAACGTCCATGCAATGCGCTCGCGCGCCGCAGTCAGAACGTCCATGCCGAGAGCGGACTTAGGCATCCTCGGTCTCCTCATCAAACAGGCCGGGCTGGATCGTGGCCGGCACCGGCACGTTCGCCTGCTCCCATTCATGGATGACGATCTCGGCCATGTTGTTCGCGGCTTTGCGCTGTGCGTCGGAGAGGTTCGACCACGCGACCTTGGTGGCGTTGGCCGGCGCGAGGTTGTTGATCATGCAGGCCGCCCAACCGAGCCACGCCCGACGGTTCTGGTCGGGGTTGCTCATCTGGTGCAGCGCGGCGTTCGGCCAGCTGGCCACCGCGGTCTGCATGGCGATGCGAAGACGCTCGGGATCGGCGAGCAGGGCCTGAGCGTCGATCACCTGGCGGGGCGAGTGGGTCAGCGCGTACATGCCGACGCCGTAGTCCTCCCACTGGTGATAAGGCAGCGACACGCGCTGAATCTCAGGCATCCTCGGACACCTGCTCGTAAGCGTCTTCGAGGCTCTCGATGTCGTTTTCCTCCGCCTGCCACGCTTCGGAGAAGTCACGGTCGGCGAATGCCACGGCGAGGCCGGCGACCTGGGTTAGGCGGAGAACTTCGTCAGCGTCCATGCCGAGCTGTGTGCCGATTTTCTTGTCGGACCAGTTGCGGCGCTTGAGCTCCAGCACGATGTCGGACATCGCTTCGACCTTGTGCTTACCGCGCGCCCGGTTGTGCCGGATCGTGCTCGCGATGCGGTCGCCACGGTCGACACGGTCGGCGCGGATCTGGACCACGGGCAGGTAGCCGTGGAGGCGTTCGCGGACGTCGGCCAGTTCCTTGCCGACGCGGTTGCGGTGGAAGCCGTCGACCACCACGCGTTGGTCGTCTTCGCGGTTGGTGACGATGGGCTGGGTGAAGCCATCAGCCATCACCGACAGGCGAAGAAGTTCCATCTCCGGCGGCGCCACGGCGTTCGGGTTGTAATCGTTGGCGGCTACCTCTCCGGCCTCAACCCACTCGACCAGGTCGACGGGCTCGCCGGCGAACGGGCTCGCTTCGTGCAGTTCGATGCGGGCGGCGTTGAAGAGCGCGACCTGGTCGGCGAGATTGGCCGGCAGGTGCTTGCGGATCCAGAGTTCGAGTTCGGCAATGGCCGTTTCGGGCGAGTAGTCGTCGGTCATCGGGGCCTCCGGATCGGCATCATGGTGTGCAGGTAGGTCGGGTCCTTGGGGCTCGTAACCAGGACGGGCTTCAGCGGGCCGTTGATCGTCAGTTCGGCCTGCTCGCCGACGCTGCCGATGGCGGTCATGAGATAGGTCGGGTTGGCCGTGATCTGGACGTCGGGGCCCACGTGGTCGCAGGACAGTTCGGCGGTGATCTGGCCCTTGCCGGAGCCCGCACGAAGGATGAGTCGCTCGCCGAATTCGAGCGTGACGGGCTCCTTGTCCTCCTGCACCATGGCCGCCCGCTTGAGTGCGTCGGTGACCTCTTCGACGTTGATCACGGTCGGGGTCTCGGAACGTTGCGGGATGCGCGAGCCGTAGCCTGCGGGGAACTGCTGGGCTGGGAGCAGGCGGGAGACGATCGTGCGGGTGCCCGTGCTGAACGAAACCGCGGTCTCGCGGTCGCTCACGCCGATGGACAGCGGACCGTCGTAGTCGCAGACCTTGAGGACGCTGTCGAGGACGGGCCCCGGGACGAGGATCGGGAAGTCGACCTGCTCGGCCGCCCCGAGTGCCATCTGCCAGCCCGAGACGGAGTTCGTTGCGAGCTGGTACCGATTGGACGCCGTAACGATCAGGCCGTGGTCACCGAACGCGATGTGGACACCCGTCAGGGCGGGAAGGCTCGCGATCGTCCCGGTGATGTCACAGGCGGGCAGGACGCGCCCCACCTCCTTGGCGAACTGCTGCGCGTTGATCTGCCCGATTGGTTCGGGCGCCACGGGCAGGGACGGGTAATCCTCTGCGGGCATCAGGGGCAGGGTCGCCCGGACGGGTCCGCAAGTGAGCGTCATCTGCTCATCGCTGACATCGATCGTGACGGGCTTGGGCGGCAGGCTCTTGACCAGCGCGTCCAGCAAGCGCCCCGAGACGACGCAACGGCCTGCCGACCGCTCCATCAGCTCGTCCGGCTGGAGCGTGGCAGTGGTCGAGACCTCGTGGTCGAACCCCGTGAACGCCACGTCATGGGACTGCGGGTAGCCGAACTCGATCAGCATGCCCGCGAGGATCGGGAGGTCGGGCTTGCTCGGCACTCGGCGCGCAGCCCAGGAAACGGCAGAGGCCAGTCTGCGCGGGTCGGTCGTGAAGTTCACGGCTGCATGCCGAAGTGCTCGGTCCAGTAGTTCACAGCGACGCCGTGCGCCTTCGCGTACTCGATTTCCGACTGAGTCGACTCGCCAATGTGGGTACCGATCACGCAGACGTCGCTGGAGAGGTCAATCTTCGCCTTGTGCATGCGGTCCAGCGCTTCCTTGGCGGCGCCCGATTCGTTGGCTACGAAGGGTGCCAGCACGATCCAACCCTGCGAGGTGAGTTTCCCGGCCACCTCGATCATCTTGTCGAAATAGCGCATTGAGCCACAGATGGTCACGATCTTGAACGCATCAACCATTTCTTCGCCCTCCGTTGTCAGGTGTCGTAATCGTACCGACACCTGACAACGGTTGGCAAGTCACTCAACGGCGGCGAGGCCCGCGAGGTGGCTGAAGAACATCTGGATACCGACGTCGAGCACGCCGGAGAAGTCGGCAGTGATGACGCCAGGAAACTGACCGCCACAAGCGCACCGGAAGGAGACGAGGTACGAGCGGGAGGCGGGCTGATTCTCGGCCGTGAGCGTCTGGATCGCGTGGCCGGCGACTCCCCCGATCGGCAGACCAGTCACAGGTCATACTCCAGGCATCCGGGCTTACCGCACCAACAGGCCGTGGCGTAGATCATCTCGCCGAACACCGGCCCGTCGCCCTGCTCGTCCACGTCGATCGGGGAGTGGTCGGGGTCCTCGGGCATCTCGTTCGAGCCGGGAATCGGGCTGCACATCACGCACCTGCCCTTCGCTGACGCATCCGCTCCAAGACGTCCTCGGTGGCGTCCTTGGTCTGGCCGGGGGGCTTGGATGCCCGGATCGCGTCCATGGTCATCCGGAGTTCGTGCAGGCACGCTGCGGCGGCCGAGCCGGTGGATTCGGTCGCTTTTTCGGCCGCCATGATCGCGGATTGGCCTTCTGCGCTCTCGGTGAGCCCTAGCGCGGCGATCTGGCGCCGGACGGCCGAAATCAGGTCCGCGGCGAGCTCGGTTCCGCCCCGTTCGGCATCTTCGGCCATTGGGCCGTGATCGAAGAGGAACGCATCGTCCTCAGGGTTCAGCTCGGCCGAATTGGAGCGCGGACCGTCCCTGAGCGGGTCGAAACGTGTCCTCGGGGTGCCACGGCTGTTCAGGGGCACGTCAGGGTCGGTAGGCACGAAAAACCGTCTCTCCGTCGACTCTCGGGTGTGCTTCGGTATCGAAAATGCCGTGATCGCACAGAACGCACGTCCAGTCGGCCGGATCCTCGCCCATCTCGGCGACATGCGGACCTAGTCCGAGCTGACAGCGTTCGAGGCCGTTCCAGCCCTCTGGCTTGAAGCCGTCGGTCATTCGGTCACCGACCAGCCGAGAGTGTTGCGTATGCCGGTAGGCGACCAATCGGCCGTGGTCGCCGGATCAGCGTCGAGTTCGGTCGGCCCCTTCGCGCGGAACCACGCCCTCATGAGGAAGTGGCGGTTGTCGTCGTGATACTGGACCATGACCGGATTTCCGGCGGCATCCAGCACGGGATTGCCGTCGTCGTCGGTCTCTTCGTACTCGTGGTCGCGGATGAGCGGCTCGTACTCCGTCAGGCTGACGTCGTCCCGGCGGACCCATCGGCCCTCGCCGAACCTCTCGTCCGCGAGCCGGGTGAGGCCGTCGGCCAACAGCGTCTCGTGGATGTTCGCCAGGCCGGGATCGGCCATCATGTCCGGCGAAAAGCCCTGCTCGACGTACGCCCTCTCCCACGGGATGAATCCGTCGGTCACTCGGGCCTCCCGGTGAGCTTTTCCATGAGTTCGGTCGCGGCGGACAGCCAACGCGGCGCGGGAGCCTCGAAACGGGGGCAGATGCCCTCAGGGGCGTCGGCGGGGTCGATGTTCGCGTGTTCCGACCTGGGGGCCGAGCAACGAACGCACCGAGGGCTCATGGCAGTGGCTTTCGCAGGTCAGCGATGAAGTTCTCGAAGTCGAGGCGGCAGTTCGCACACAGGACCAGTTGGCGGACGTGAATCCCGGGCCTCTCACGGAAGCCCCTACCGGTCAGGCATGAGATCGACACGCCCAGCTCGTTGGCGATCTCGGCTCCGCAGCGGTCGCACTCGTAAATGGGCCGCGAGCCCATCAGGAGCCCCTGTTCTCGATGAACGCCTTGACCGACGCCTCATCGATGCGGATTGAGCCGCCCACCCGAACCGACGGCAGCGAGCCGCTCTTGGTCCACCGCCAGACCGTCACCGGGGTGACCCGCAGGTAGGCAGCTACTTCCGCCACGGTAAGCCACGTGATGTTCGGGAGCGTACTTCTCTCAGGTTGAGTCATGGCAGCAACCATATGGCGCACGCATTGCACGTACAGACCGGTCGGCAGGCCGGATGCGTCGTCTGACCGGGCGAGTAGACCGTCATCTGCTCCCCGCAGGCCGTACATCGGCCAAACGACGGGAATTCGCCCAAACAGCGGAATTTGCCGTTTTCGTCAAAACGGGTCGTCACGCGCCCGCAGTCGAGACAGCAGCGTCCGTGCGGGTTGGCCGGATCAGGCGGCAGAACGGGTTCGCACCGCGACGTGGGCTGAACCGCCGAGTTGATGTCCCGGGTCACCGGAGTGACGCCCGGACGCGCCGACGGAACGATCAGAGGCTTCATTTCGGCTCCAGCGGGTCTGGGGTGCACTGAGGTACCAAAACCGGGTTTTCGGGGCTCACGGACGCTCTCAGCGGCCGGACGGGGCATTCTCGTGGTTTTTGGCAGAGAGAGAAAAGGAAAC